GTGGGCAGGGAAGTACCCGACGCACTCATTACGACGCGCAATCTGCGCTCGAAACTGGCGGTGAGGGCCGAACCATATTGGCGTGAACTCGAGCCAGATATCCACATCGGCTATCGCAGCCGCGCCAAGGGTGGCCGCTGGCAATATCGCTGGCGTATCGAGGGGGTATATCGAAAAGGTACGCTGCCCGGCGCGACGGACGACGAGAGCCCAGCCAATGGCCTCGACGTGCTGGATTACAGTCAGGCCGTTGCCAAGGTTAAAGAGACGATTGCCGACCTTCGCGCCAAGGCGGTGATAGAGGCCTCGGGACCGGTGCAAACAGTACGCACCGCCGTGGACGCCTATATTGCTGCCAGGGAGAAGAAGGAGGCCGCGCAACGGCCGGGCAAGCCGTTGAAGCGGGATGCCCGCTCGCGGTTGACGGGACACGTTCTCAGCGTCGAATCAATTTCGGACAAGTCGCTTCACGAACTGACGGAAGACGACCTTTCGAAATGGCTCGACGGCCTTGACGGGCTGGTGGTGACGTCGGTCAAGCGGCTGGTGAATGATTTCAAGGCCGCTCTGAATGCCGCTGCCGGCACGAAGGGTGCACCACCTGGTTTGCCCGCCATCATCAAGAAGGGGCTGAAAGTCACTGGGGGCGGGTCGGCCGGCGACCGCGATATTCAGGTGCTGCCGGATGCGGAGATCCGCGCCATCATCGCCGCAGCCAAAACGGTCGACGACCGCGACGGGTGGGAGGGGGACTGGTACCGGCTGGTGCTCCTTCTGTCCGCGACCGGTGCTCGATTCGGTCAAACGTCTCGGCATGTTGTCGGCGACGTCCAACGCCACAACAACCGAATCATGGTCCCGGTGTCCTTCAAGGGGACAGGCGAAAAGAAGGTGTCCCGATTCGCGGTCCCCATTGGGCAAGATGTCGTCGACGCGCTGCGACCGGCCATCGCCGGCAGAAAGAGCACTGATCCGCTTTTGGAGCGCTGGCGCTACCGGCAAGAAAGCCCAATCGTGTGGGTGAAGGACCGGCGCGGCCCGTGGCAGAACGCAACGGAAATGTCGCGCCTGTGGCGGAAGACGCTTGAGGTGGCAGAGCTACCGGTCGACATCATTCCGTACGCGCTGCGCCATTCCAGCATCGTGCGGGGGCTGCGCGCCATGCTGCCGGTGCGCCTCGTCGCGGCACTGCACGACACTTCCACGGAAATGATCGAAAAGCACTATTCGGCATACATCATTGACGCCATGGACGAGGTGGCGGCACGCGCCGTCATTCCGCTTGGGGCGGTTTCGGATCCGCCTGCCAAGCTGGTAAAATCGACCGGCTAGTGTTTTCAAAGTTGCAAACATATTTGCAATATGCAAATACTCTCGCACGTTCACTTGAAAGCGTGCGAGGTTCTACGCAATGTCGCAGATACAGGGGAGCGGGGGCGCAGACACCGCCCCGCCCCAAAAACTAGCCTACACGGTCAAAGAGGCCTGCGAGGCAACCACCCTCAAAATGTCGGCGCTGTACTACCTGCTGCGAGAGGGAAAATTGCGCGCTCGCAAGATCGGCCGCCGCACCGTCGTGCTTGCCGATGACTTGAAGGCCTATCTTGACAGCCTTCCAGCGGCGGAACTGACGCCAAGGGAGGGCAAGCAATGACCTTCCTCGTCTATAGCGCCGCTGTCCTCGTCGCCAACAATCCTATCCTCACCGCTGTCATCGCCGCGAACGTGCTGGTGCTGGCCGGCTTCGTCGTCAGGGGGCTGCGTCGTGTCAGCTGAAAACGCGAAACCAATTCCGCGCCCGATTGAAACCTGCCCCCGTGACGGGACGATTGTTCGACTTCTCGTCGACTACACGGACGGTGACGGCGCGCTGGAAGACAGCGACCAACCTACGTGGACAATAGGCTTCAATCAGCAGGAGACCGCCGACGATGACGAATGGTTGCTCGCTGGTTGGAACTGGACGCACGATTGTTTCACGCAGGGGCATGGCACTCCGATAGGCTGGCTTCCGTTTCATGGCGAAGACAGTCGGGCGATCGTAGACGTGCTTGCCGAGCGCCGTCGACAGGTGACGGTGGAAGGCTGGACGCCCGAGCACGACGACGCGCACACCGATTTCAGTATGACGAAGGCAGCGATTGCCTACGCAATGACGGCGGCAGCGCGCATATATGTCACGAATTTGCGCCGCGCCGTAGCGTGGTGGCCGTGGGCCGCGAAGTGGTGGAAGCCTAAAGGACGCCGCCAGGACCTGGTCCGAGCCGCCGCCCTCATCATCGCTGAAATCGAGCGGTTGGACCGCGCCGCCGAAAGGGGGACGCCATGCCGGTGAAAGACGGTGGGGCGGCGTTCCCCTTGGGCCTGAAAGGCAAGGTCGTGTTCGGTGGAGGGCGCTACGACGGCGCGCACGTGCCCGAGTATCAACCGATCCACGAAGGCATGTCATTACGGGATTGGTTCGCCGGACAGGCTTTGGCCGGCCTTGCCGCATACCCTGGTCGCGAAGGCGAACGCAACGAGCCTCATCACTTCGCCAGATGGGCATATGCCTTGGCCGACGCGATGATCCTCGCGAGGGGCGGCGGCGATGTATGACAGCGACGCACCTTCCTTCACGCACCTGCGCTCGGCAAGCCACATGGCGCGCAAGCCTTACACCTGCTGCCGTTGCCGGCAGGAGATCGAGGCGGGCAACAGATACGACGTGAATGTGTATCTTTCGGATGGCGATTTCATCCACGAACGCATGCACGTCGGGGCATACCTCTACCCGTCCGGCTGCCCATCCATTCGCGAGAAAGATATCGCCGACATGCGCGGCGCGGGTGAGGGCGCGCCATGAGCACGCTGCACCTATCTCTCAAGGGCGAGTATTTCGACGCCATCAAGGCCGGGACGAAACCGAGGGAATACCGGCGCGTCAACGCTTTCTGGTGCAAGCGCCTACTCGGGCGGACCTATGACAGCATCGTCCTGACACGGGGATACCCAAAGGCCGGCGACGACGATCGTCGCATCGTCCGTCAGTGGCGCGGCTCCACCATCGAGACAATCACGCATCCGCACTTCGGCCCCGACCCGGTCGAGGTGTTCGCAATCGACGTTACGGGGGAACACAATGCAGATTGACCGCGAAGCCGCCAAGAAGGCGGCATATGCCTTTGCAACTGCCAACAACATGGGCGCGCCGGGCAGTGCCGAAGACGAGGCCGAGGCCATCCAAATGGTTTGCGACCTTGTCGGCCACTACTTCGCCGCCGCGCCTGCGGGGAAGCCGGTAGCGTGGACACCCGAAAGCTTGCGCGAACATGCGCGTGATCAAGGCTGGTACATTCGGGAAAGCGCGTCTGTTCCCGACCTCCTCACGGGCGGGTGGAAGCATCCGTATTCCGTCACCGTCAGCGATAGAGAGTTGCTGACCATTCTGAATGCCGCCAAGCCGGCACCAGCGCAGTTAGGTGGCGATGGCGACCCGTTGCGAACGGCGGTCGGCACGCTTCTCGACTATATCGGCTGCTACGTCCCCGAGCATCGGGAAGCCGCCACAGTCGAAGCGGTGCGGTTGGTGATGGGCCTTACGCGCTTCCGGTATGCCGAGGTGCAGAAGCATCTGGATCAGGTCGCCGACATCGCAGCGCAGCTTGAGAAGGAAAAGCGGGATCCGGCCCGTGCCATCACCTTCACCTATATGAACTGGCGCGGCGAAGTGGGCGAACGGAACGCTGTGCCGATCTCCATTCATTACGGCGCGACGGAATGGCACCCCGAGCCGCAATGGCTGATGCGCGCCTTCGACCTCGACAAGCAGGCCGAACGCGACTTCGCGCTCAAAGATACGTCGATGGCGGTGTGATATGACCGATCAGCCCAAAAGAACCAAATACACCTTCTCCATTGACCGCAATGTCCTGGCACTCCTGATCTGCATCATGGCGGGCGCGGTGATGTGCACCGGGCATGACGGCTGGGGCTGGCTCATCTTCATAGCCTTTCTGGTTGTCCTGGCGGCGTGATGCCCAAGAAACCGCCCACTGATATCGAGAAGGTGCTAGCCGCCGCCTCCGTCACGATGGCGCTTGACCGGCACAAACTGCTGTCGACGACGGCGCGAGACGCTCACCTGCGCTACGCCCGCCGGCTGTGGCCGCAGGCCATCCGTGACGAAATCCGCAAGCTGACGAAACAGGTCAAATACCTGCGCAGCCATCTGCCAGGTGGAAGGAAGAACCATGATCACAATTAGCTTTTCCTACGGCGCTGCCGCCCTCTTCGTCTGGCTGCTGGGCTTCATGTTCACCGCCTCGTTCATGCATGAGAACCGGCCCGGCACCGGTACCGTCATCAAACTCTTGGCCTGCGCCCTGTGGCTTTTCTATTGGCCGCTGTTCTTCGCGGTTCTCTGCGGCGTGAAGGTTGCGGAGTGGGAGGACCGGCTGTGAAGGAACGTGCGCCCGTCTCAGTGACAACCGGCCACGGGAAGATGAGCCCCCAAGCTGCGGTTGGCTACGGCTGCTGGCCCGACGAGGACGGCCGCCAAACGAAGCATCGGAAATTGAGGCCGCGCGGGGCCAAGAAGGTAAAAACCCTGCGGACACACCGGGAGCCCAAGCCATGACCGTCTACGTCGACGACATGCACAAGGTGCCGCTGGGCCAGTTCCGGCGTATGAAGATGTCGCACATGATCGCCGATACCGAGGAAGAATTGCACGCCATGGCCAGAAAAATCGGCGTCGCGCGCAAGTGGTACCAGGGTGACCATTACGACATCGCCATGAGCAAGAGGGCACTGGCCGTCGCGGCTGGGGCGGTTGAGATACCCATGCGCACGCTGGCGTTCATGGCAAACAATCGGCGCTCGGGGTATCCGATGGGCACGCCCGAGACGGCGCGAGCTATCGCCATGGAGCGAATGGCGGTTGTGAGGGGGAAGCGGGAATCCGACCGGGCCGGGTGGCACTCCCCCGAATCCAACCTCGTCGGCGCGACGTGGCGCATGTTCGATGAAACATATGAGGGCACGACGCTCCCGAAGGCCGAATTGCGGACGGATGCCGGTGAGTTGGTCGCCTATGTCCTCGACGCTGGCTATGCCTGCTATCCACATGCCCGCCAGCCGGAGACCGGTGAGGACGTCAGAGGCGGGGCGTTCATCGACCGCGCTGCCGCCTTGCTATGGGCGAGGAAGACGGCCGGCGTGAAATCTTCCGACGACGAGGCCCCGCCGTGTTCGACCTGAAATCGCCTTGCAAAAATTGCCCGTTCCGAATTGGGCTGGGGTCGATGTTCCGGCTTCCACCCGGGCGCTTGGATGAGATCCAGCGCGCCACCTCGTTTCAGTGCCACAAGACGGTGGACTATTCCGACGACGAATGTCCGTCGCCAGGAGACAAGCCGCAGCAATGCGCCGGCTTAATGGCTGTCCTTCACCGAGAGGGCGAGCCCAATCAGATAATGCGGGTGGCGGAACGCCTGCAGGCGCTGCCGCTCGATGAATTGGACCCGCGGCGCGAGGCGTACGCCACTTGGGATGACGTGAAACGGGCGCATGCCGAAGGGATCGAGCCGCGCCGGTGACACAGTAGCCGTCAAATGCTGCCATCTTCGAGCCGCTGAGAATCGAGAATCACGCGCATGCCTTGCCGAAGCAAGATGAGGTTTCTTGGCCGCTCCTTTACCGCTTCCTTGAACGCTGCCCGTGCCATCATGATGCCGTCGCACGCGGCGATAGTCTGATATGGTTCTTCCCGATTGGGCTTGGCGTCGGTCTGCCCAGGATCCGGCCGCCACCCCCAATCCTCGACGCAATATTGGTTTCCGCCTTCGGCCGGCACGAAGAACATGTGCATCCGGACCCATCCGTAAATTGTCATCGGAACATGCTCGCCTCAGTGTGTGTTCTTATTTTGTTCTCGCAAGGATCGAGCGTCAAGACAGGGCTGATCGCGTTGCGCCCTATCGCCCCGTGTAGTATACGGTACGTATAGGAGTTCCGATGTCAGACCGCCGCCAACAGCTTGAAGATATGATGTCTTCTGCCGAAATGTCGCAGACCACGTTATCGGCCGTGCTTGGCGTCAGCCTGAACACCGTCAGCCGCTGGCTTGCCAACACGCGGCACGCCATCCCGGTGCCGGAATATGCCTTCGCTTTCCTGGCCGCATACAATGCCGTGGCGAAATCCCACAGGCCGCAACTGCTGGCCAAGCTTATGAGCGAAAAAAGCGCCCCGGCCGCGAGGGCAGGGGCGTCTGATTCTCAATAGCGATTTTCGGCCCGCAAGGGTCGTTGCGGAGGCTCGGTTGCAGCGCCTACGGGCTGGGGCTCGGGCTGCGCCTCAACGGTGCATTCCTCAATCATCCGTGCCGCCAGCATAAGCGGCGTCATGCCCAGCTGCGCCGCCCTGGCCTCGATGCCGGCGGCAATGCGCAGCGTCCGCGCTGTCACCCTATGAGCTTTCATCATGGGGCCTCCTGGACTTGTTGCGCATAATAGCGGCCCTGCGCTCCCGCCGCTCAATTGCCCGTTGGGCGTTTTCTCGGTCTTCGCGTTCCCGCCGCTCGGCCTCGATGGCCCTTTGCTTGGCGATACGCCTGTCAACCTCCGCGTCGACCTCTTCGCGCCACACGGTTTTGTCGTGCTGCTCTTCCAAGATTTCGCGGATCCGTTTGATATCGGCCCGCATGGCATCGTCGGAGCCATTGACGGCCGGCAGACGTGCCGGCGCGGTGGAGTTCTTGCTCCGAAAATAGTTGGCGACACCTTTGTAAAAAGCCGCCGCTATACCACCCGCAACGATCGCCCACCCGTACCACGCGTCAGAATCAGGGGGCGTCGGCATTCCGATACATCCTTTCGGCGTCGCCGGCCTCGTCGGCGATAGTGGTCGCAAGAAACAAATCGCCCACCATCAAGCCCAGATAGGTGACGACGCCGATTGAGGATATGTCCGCTTGCCAAAGGCCTATGACGATCAGCCCCCACGCGCTTGCCGAAAGCCATGCCGTGCCCGCCCGCACAAGCGGAGAGAACCGGCGGAACACTTTGAACGTGCCGTTGAGTGTCAGGGCAACGAGCCGAATGAAAGCCACCAGCATGAAGACGATTCCCCACGTCTCTTCTGCCGCCACAGACTGCATGATGTCGTAGGCGGGGGAGCGGCCGAAAACTGCATCCGGTTTCAGGATGACATAGGCGCATCCTGCCAGGATGCTTGCCAACAGCCATTCCCAAAACCGTTCGCGGAAATGCAGCTTGGCCCCGAGGATAACGCGCGACACAATCATGTCCGTGGCCTCGGTCGGGGCCAGTGGCAGGCCGCGACACCGCTTTCTATGGTGTCGTCTATCCAGCCCTGGTCAGCTGGCGTCTTGCCGTGAACGACGGTTTTTGGTGCTTCGAACACCCTGCACTCACCGCCGCTCACACTTGCCGGTCGAAGTGTCCCACACGCCGCCAGCGTCAACGCAAGCGCGACGAGTATTCCGAGCCTTGGCAGCCGCATCTACTGCGCTCCTATCTTGCTTTTCGATTCGGGTGAGTTCCCGCTGTCCGCCGGCTTCCAAAAGTGCGGTGGCTATCCACCCGAGGAAGCCGACGACGACAACAACGGCGACGATGATCAGCCAGCCGCGAACGGAGATGAGGCCCATGGCTCACCCCTCGACGTCGGCGCGAACGTCCTGCAGGACGCCCACGATCTGATGTCGCAGAAGCAGCACGACGACGAGGGCGACAAGGGCGACGCCGCCGATGGCAAGCACGGTTTGCCAGTCTGCGCCAAGCAGTCCGGACAATGCCGAGCCGACGCCACCGCCGATGCCGAGTAGCCAGCCGCCTAAGCCCGTGCGGCGCTTCACAGCCTTGTCCACCTCGACGGGAACGGTCGGACGGTCGACGGGTACCGGAACCGTCACGGTCTTTTCCACCTGCACCGGTGCCGCCTGCACGTCGGCGGTGCGGGCAGTGGCCTTCGTCAGGTTTACCAAGGCGGTGTGGAGCGCGGCCCGCGTGCGCGGCCCTGCATCGCCGTCGACAGGCGACAGCTTTGCAGCCGTCTGGAACTGCCGCACGTCGTTGGGGCCGTAGCCCAGCAGGACAAGGGCGACCTTCGCATACCAATCGAGGCGGTCGGCGAATCCGTTCAAGCCGCCGTTTATCTTCTTCGTGATCGTCTCGATGTCGTTTCGGTCGGCGTAGCGGTTGAGCCCACGCGTCGACCAATACCAGAGGGGGCCAACACCTTCCCACGGGTCGGTGTTCATCAAATCCGGCTTCGCCTCGAAATCTGGCGTGTTGGGATCGATATTCTTCCGGCACCAATCGCGGAACGCCGCGGTGTTCGCCCGCCCGGTAATCTGAATGCCAGTCCGGCCCATGAAGCGATGGCCGTCACCAGGCTGTGTGTTGCCGAGATCGGCGCGCCCCTCGTACTTCTTCTGGGCCGGCGTCGGCCCCCAAATCTCCCGGTCCCACTTGAAGGCGCCGGACTCGTGAAGATCCTGCGCCAGGTAGTGGGCGATGCGGTGAGGTTGGTCGAGGCCGAGCCGCGCGCCGTAGGCATTCAGGCCGGCAATGACGCTGTTGGCGTTGGCCACCTGCGCGGACGAAAGCGGCCCGGCAATCTTGCGGATGATATCGAGGGTAACGGGCGTCATGGATAGCTCCAACGTGGTGACTTAGGGGCGGGGGGACACGCGCACTTTGGCCGTGCCCGACATGCCGAGCGCCCTGGCGCTGGCAGGGTTCAAATCGATGACGCGCCCCCGAATGAATGGCCCGCGGTCGTTGACGCGACACACGACGGCGCGGCCTGTGCGGAGGTCGGTAACATGCAGACGGCTGCCAAATCGTGCAGTCCGATGGGCGCAAGTGCGCTCGGAAGTCGGGAAACGTTCGCCATTCGCGGTGCGGGATCCGCTTTCGCTGCCGTACCAACTGGCGACGCCCGTTTCTGCTTTTCCGGTTGTGATGATGGCGCACGACAGCGCGCCGGCTGCCGCCAGTACTTTCAACATTGAGTTTTCCTAAAGGGGGGCGGCAGAATATTTGCCGCACTAATGGCTCTGGACTTCAAGCGCAGAGCACCGCTACCATCCGCCTCAGCTATATGGGGAGGCGACTACATGAATGTGCGGGCACTACTTATTGCGGCGATCGCTATTGTCGGCGCAAACTCGGCAATGGCTGACGATGCCAACACGGGTATTCTACGCGCTGTGCTCGAAGACGGCGGAAAATGCCGACAGGAAGAGACGGAGGCCAGCAAAGCGGCGTGCTTTGAACAGGCTATTTCGGTCGCTCAAGGCAAATACGACGCTTCAATTGCAACGGCGGAAAAGGATGCGGACGAAAAGCCTAAGTCTTACAAGGTTGTGGACTCGGATGATCTTTACGTCTCACCCAACAAATACAAAGGTACGGCCGTCGAGTGGCGAAACGCGCAATGCCTGTACGCTGATAAAGACGAATACCGCTGTGCAAGCAATGGCCGTGGCATGACCGTCATGATTGTAGCCAGGAAAATCACGCCAGATAACGAGCGGACGATGCTCGAAAATGACTGCGACTCGGTGAAGTCGACATTTACAAAAAAGTGCCGTCGTACAATTCGATTTACGCTTTTGGGTTCGACCATGGATGACATCGGCGGCATCGAAAATAAGCGCGTCGTATTGCTGGCGAAGGAACTGGAGATCTTCAAGGGCAAATAATGGCTACTTGCCCTTGGCCGCCGTCTTGCTTCCGCGACTGTCCTTCCCGGATTCGCCGGCTGGCTTCTTCACTGACAGCGACGTGGTCCAACCAGACCGGGAATAATTCTGTGTCACGGTGTCGATGGTGTACGTGCCGTCAACACCGGGGCGGGCGCCGATCAGGATAACGGTTGCCTCGGGCTGGGGGGCGGTGCTGCCATCCACGACGATGGTGCCGCCGCCCTTTTCCCGCTCGGACGTTTTGGCGTGCGATTTCGCCCGAGCCTTCGCCTCGTCCTTATCGGCGGCTGTAAACCGGTCGACGAATTCGGCCTTAGCGCCGTCGTCCTGGACCTGCTGCTCTTCCTCTACCCATTTGGCCTGCTTCTTGTCGTAGTGCCGAACCTTGATCGTCTTGTATCGAGGGCGCCCCATTTCGGGGCTGATATCCCATGAAATGAGGTTCACGCCCATCACCGCGGCGAACGTCGGCAAATCCTGCCCGCTTGCGCTTTTGCCTGCGTTCCTGTCGGCGACGATGGCCTTGCGCCCTACGACCTTGAAGGTGCCGCCCACCTCCCGCGCCACGCGCTGTGCGAAGGCGAGAAAGCTTTCATTCTGCATGGCCCAATATTCGCGGGTGATTTCCGCCAAGGATGGGGCGACCACGACTTCGTCAATGTCCGAATCCTTGGCGGCGTCGGACAGCACTTCGCCGATCTTCTTCTTATCCCAATGCTTTTTGCGAGGCTGCTTCGCCTTTGAATTCGTGTCAGCACTCTTGGCGGACACCGATAGCGTCATACCGCTGGACCGGGATCCCTTCGAAGTAACCTCGTCGACCGTACCAGTGAATGCGATTTGGGACGGGTTCTCATCATTCCCGAGTTCAACGGACACTGGCACGCCCTGGCGCGGCAGCAGAATCTGCCCGTTGCGATCGTCGAATTCGAATTGGCAGGTGTCTTGTGTGTTGCCGGCCTTGTCGGTGATGGTGATGTCCGTCAGGTAAGGCATGATCGCCGACGAGACGTTTTGCCCATCAATCGTGACAACGCATATGGTTTTGGTGGCCATGGTTCAATCCCACAGGCGGACGGCAGGCCGACGAGGTGTCACTACGTCGGGTGCCTCGATAGGGATTTTGAACACCGTGCCAACGGGCAGGATAGGCCCGAGGTCGGCAAGTCCTTCGTTGGCGGCAAGCGTCCGTTCCAGCAGGCCGGGCACCACGCGCTTGAAGCGCCGCCACAGAATGAGATCCACCATCAGGTTGTCACCTCGGACGGTGACGGTCTCGTAATCGGTCATTGCAACAGCCAGGAAATGGAGGCGAAGAAGTCAGGGCCGGACGGCGGCTCGTCCCGTTTCAGGGTGAGCGACGCGTCAATGACGCGTCCGACTCCGTGCGGCCCCAGATAGGTGGATTTCTCAGAGCAGCCGCCGACACAGAACCACCCGAGGGGCACGCCATCGCCGCGCATGAAGTATTGGGCGATGCCCGATTGCCGCATTGCGTCGAGATCGGACAAGCTGCCCAGCCCGCCAAGCTTTTCGGGGAACAGCTTGATCGTGATGGTGAAGCTTTCGGGGCCGTCGCCGACGAATTCGAGGGGAGGGCGACGCCCCATGACCGGTTTCTCGACGAGCCCGGCTTCGGTGGTGCGCTCGTAATCCGTGATGTTCACGGGATAGACTTCGAAGATGACGGGTCCAAGAATGGCAAGCATGGTGAGTCCTATGGCCCGGCCCCGATGCCGACGTCAGCATTGACGCCTCGCACCGCCTGGCCGCTGGTTGGCGAGCGCACAAACATTCCGTTGATTTTCTCGATGGTGGCCACAAGCTGGTTTGCCGCCGCCTGCGCCGCCTGAATGGACGAAAGGTCGATTTTCGGTGCTGCCGTCACATCGAGGGCGCTTTTGATTTCGCCGCCCGCTTGCTTCGCCTTGTCCACGTCATCTTGATAGTTCTGGCCACCAGACGACGGAGGGGTCCACCCGGCATTTGGGGCTCGAGAGACGCCGGCAGCGCCCTGCGGGTATTTCGCAGCCATGCCGCGCAATGACATGTCGGAAGTCGCGGGCGCAGTTGCCCACGTGTTCGGCCCCTCTTTATAGCCACCCCACATGCGTCTGGCGCGATCCCAAATCGACAGATTGAATTCTGCCTCGGGGTCGTATGGCTTCCCGGTTCTGGTTGTCGTGGGATGGGGAAGCTTCGGGAACAGATAGTCCATTCCCTCTTGCCCAGCCGCCAAGATGGCAGCACCCACGCTTATGCCGGCGGCTACATTCCATTTCCCACCCTTCTTGCCGCCCTTCGCGCCGCCTGCTGCATCAGCAGCGCCACCGGTAGCAGCTGCGCCCTGCAGAGCCCTCGCGGCTACCGTCAATTCACCGGCCGCCGCTGTCAGGGCAGTGGCTGATTTGAATTCCAGTAGGTTGTTTACGAGTCCCCAAGCGCCTGAGAACTCGGCAACCTTGCTGGCTGCCAATCCGGCGGCGCTGCCGAACGCCAACAGATTGGGATTGGCTTCGGCAAGCCCTTGCACAAATTTCCCCGTGGCGTCGGTAATATTGGTGAGGAATCCGCCTGTCCCGGAATTGTCGAGGGAGCGGCCCACAGCCGTTTCGAGGTTCTTCACCGCACCTTCAAAGCGGGAAACTGCACCGTCGAAACCGCCCATACGCTCATCAGAGACGGACTTTGCGTAGCCGTCCGAATGATTGTTGAGTTCGTCGATCATGTGCTTGAAGGTCTTGGAATCTCCAAGCGCGGTAGCAATGCGGCCGCCCTGCTTCGAACCGAATACGGCGTTTGCAAGGGCGAGGTTGCCCGCAATCTTCGGCATCAGATCTTCAATGAGGGCGTTGATATCCACGCCGCGCATCGAGGCATCGCGGAACCGGTTCGCCATACCGGCAATGCTCTTCTTGGCCTTGGCGTCGTCGCCGTCGAGATTGTCAGCCAGGACACCCATAACGGCCGGCGTGAATTTGGCCGGGTCCGAAATCATCGACTTGTCTTCGAAGATTTTCTTAAGCCCGGCCCGGGCCTCTTCGTTGAGCGCCACGCCGTATTGCGCCGCCACGTTCTTGACGAACGGGTCCACCTCGATGCGGTCGGGGTTGCGCTGGTAGTTGGAATAGTCCAGCCCGTTGGCGAGCATGGCTTCCTTCGCGCCGCGGGTCGGTTTCTGCCCGAAGGCCATGAGAGCGCGGAAGGCAACGCCTGCCTCGTCGCCGCCGATGTTGGCCTTTTTGCTGATAGCGCCGAACGCCAACAGGTTTTGTTCGCTGATACCAGCCATGTACGCCGGCGTGCCGCCATACTTGTAAATCTGACGGATATCCTCGGGCGTCATGCCGGATATTTTCGAGGCCTTCACCTGCACGTCAGCGGTCTGCCTTGCCGCCTCCGCAGCAGCCGCCACCGTCGAGACGTCCTTTTTGAAGGTGAAGATCGCGCCTTCCATCTGCTTCACAGCATCTGGCAGCGACAGGTCGAAACCCTGGCCGAGCGTGGCAGCGTCCGGCATCATGCCAAGGATGGCGTCACGCCTGACACCGCGCGCGGCAAGATCGCGCTGGGCTTCCAACACCTGCACGTCATTGTATTTGGTGGTGGCACCCATGTGGATGGCCTGGTCGATGAGCGGCGCTTGCTCCGCATCGGTGATGCCCATCACCGCCTTGCCGTACCGGCGTTCCTTGTCGAACTCGCGATAGGTGTGGCCGACACCTCGCACGGCCTCGCTTGCCTTCGCGCCGACGTACATGGCCCCACCCGACGCCATGGTGCCGATGACGGCTCGTCGGCGCTCGCGGCGGGCTTCCAATTTCGCGGCGTTCTGTTCGGCAAGGACTTGTTTGCGGAGGGCGGCCGTCGTCTGCTCGATGGCCTCTTTGACGCGGTTTTCAGCCGTCACCAGCTTGTTTGCCGAGTTCCCGAACGCGCCGAATTCTTTTTCGGCCTGCTGGATCGCGAACTTCTGGCTGCTGATGGCATCCGTGGTTCGCTTCACATGCTGGGCGGCCTTCTCATAGGCCCTCTGCATGCGCTCGGTCGGGTTCGCCGAAGCCTGCAGCGCATTGCCGAGTTCCCGAACCCGCTGGCGTGCCTTGTCATAGGTGGCCGTGAGTTCGGAAAGCCGCTGCTGCATCGTCCGAACTGAGCCGACCCGCCCCAGCTGTTCCTGCTGCTTGCGGAGTTCGTTCGTCAGCTTCTGCATGGCAGCGGAACCGCTGCCAACTTCCTTTTCCGCCTGCGAGATCTTCTTGAGGGATTCCGCCACCTTTTTGGCGTGTGCGGAAGCATCATCCTGCAGCTTGATGATCAGTTCGGCGATAGATGCAGTCATTCGAGGGGTGCCCCTGCGCCTTCCTTGAGGAGCCGCGCCTCATCCCACCATTCGATCAATTCGTGCCAATCCATGGCTCGAATCTCTTGGAGGGAAAGGCGCGGAAATGTCGCCATCACCAGGGCGGCTAGGCGTCGCCAGCCGCCGGGGACTGCGCGGGCGCCGGGGCGTCCAGGTAGCGGCGGGGCAAAAAACGGGCTGCCACCTCGTCCACCTTGTCGGCGTCGTCGACGTCGAGGATGGCAAATACCTCATCCGGAATATCGAACATGGGAAAGCGCGTCGGGGCCTTCTCGCCGCGGGATTCGGCATTCCGAACCCGGTCGGTGAAGCCTTCGATTTCCTCAACCGTCATGCGGCGTACGCCAACGCTGTAGAAGGTGGTGCCGCCGAACTCGACCGGCCATTCGAGGGGCACGGTCGTGAAGCGCTCGGACGCGCGGACGTGCGTCGGGGCGGGCGTGGCCGTCTTGGCGGTGGATTCGGGCGAGGTGGAAGCGGCGGCTTCGGACGAGGCATTTGCGTTCACGGGTATGATTCCATGTGAAAAAGGGGCGGCCGCGCGAACGCGGCCGTCGATGTCGAGGCGAATTGTCAGGAGGCGTTGGGGATCCGCAGGATGCGGTTCACGTCGGTGTTCTGGTCTTCCTCACCCGTGCGCAGGGTGTTGGTCCAGAAATCCCAATAGAAGATTTCCGCACCGTCGAAGTGGATTTCGTAGTGCGTGATCTCATTGAGAGCGTAGGAGAAGCCGAGGCCCTGGCCGCGGGTGAACTGGTCGGCGGTGGCCTTGCCGAGGCGGGCTTCGGCGATGACCTTCACCTCGATGGCGCGGCCGGTGCGCTTGTCGCGGATGACGCCATAGGCCGTATAGGTGTTCTTGAGGCGGGTCCCGAGGCCGAATTGCTTCAGCAGGTCCGGATCCCAGCCCTTGAGCTTGAACGAGAAATTCAGCTTGTTAACGCCCACCTCGAATTCGACACCGACATAGCTGCCGCCAGGGTGATGGTCGGCGTACTGCGCCTGCAGGTCGGAAAAGGTGACGTCCTCAATGGTGAGGTGCTTGGACTTCGTGGGGTCGGTGTCGCCGCAATACAGGTTGGCGGCTTCCATGAAGTACAGGGAATTGGACATAGTGCAGGCTCCAAAGCAAGGCAGCCGCACCCGATGGTGCGGGCTGCGGCTGCTGCGTTACGAGGGTGGTGGCGGGTTAGGCTGCGAGGTCGAGTTGCGACATCAGGTCAGTCAACAGCGTATCCAGCGCCGGCCGGTAACGGGCCGAACTGAGGCCGATGAAGCGCAGCGGCGCGGGTTCCTCAGCGGCGAAGCCGATGAAGATCTTGCCCTGCCGCAGCTTCTCGGGGCTGTTGGAAGTCGTATCGAACCTGATTTTGTAGCCGAGAATGTCATCATCGGCCTTCAAGTCGCGGAGCGCGAATTCCATGGTGTTCAACACCGCCTGCAACGCCTGGCCGGTGATGTTGAAGCGCCCGAGGTAATAGCGCAGCGTCTTGATAAAGATCAGGTGGATATAGTCGCGCCCGCGCACCTGGTTGTAGAACTGCCAAAGTTCGTCGGGGCTGCAGGTGTCCGTGCCGACATAGACATAGCCGCCGTCCCCGATAGCGCCATCGGTGCTGTTGCCGCGAACGACCACGCCGATGTTGTGGGAAAGCAGCGTCTGCCCCTCGTTCGCGCCATCGAGGATGGAGAACGAGATCGGACGGCTGACGCCGACGATTCCGTTGATGGGCTGATTGGCCCAAGAGCGGAAGGGGCGGCCGTTGAATTCATGGTCGCGACGAACGGCCACGCCGATGATGTAGGGCGACATCGGCACCACGACGATGTTGCCGGCCTCGTCCAGAATCTTGGCGGCCGGGTCGACCGGGATGATGCGCTTGGACGAGATAGTAGAGCGCCAAGCAATGCCATCCGTCATAGTGGTGGCCGGCCCGTCCACGACAGAAACCGCCATCAGCTGATCCAGCAGACCGCCAAGACTGGCAATGATTGCATTGGATCCGGTATCCACAGTCACCGTGGCGGTGGGAAGGGCCTTGTCGGCCGCGTTGCCGCCACCTGCGAACGTCGCCGTCACAACACCGGACAGGTTCGCGCCAACCGTGTCGATGACCACCGACACGACAGTGTCGACCGGGCCGGTCGTGCCGTCGCCCATCACAGCATGAGCGGTGGGCAGGATCTTGTTCGGGTCGCTGCCGCCGCCAGTGAACGAGATGGTGGGCGCTTCGGTCAGCTTGGAGCCGTTGGCCGTCAAACTTACAGCCGAGACATACCCAACGTTCTGGGAAGTGAAGCCGGGCACGCAGATGAGCCGCGGCGTGATGCCGAGTTCTTCACCTGCATCGAGAAGGGCGAACATGCCGGTGCGCGCATTGATGTCGCCGCGAAGATTGGCGATCGTCTGCGCGGTATTGGCTCCCGGCTGCACGCGGACAACCACCACCTGCGCAGCTACCTGCAACTGCCCAAGCTGCGCGTTGATGGCCTGAATAGCGCGGTAGATCGTGCCGGCCTTGCCCAGCTTCGCCAGCTTGCCGGCGTCGTTCGAAAAGAACGTAACCGGCTGGTCATAGGGGAATTCGGCCGCGTCGGCATCGGGTGCAACGCCGACGATGCCGACACCGCTCATGTTGGAAGTGATTGCCGGCAACGGCTCGTTGTCGACACTCGTAATCGACATGCCGAAAGTGGGCGTGCTCATAGGGCGCTCCATAAAAAAACCCCGCCGTGGCGGGGCGGGGTTGAACTAGGTGGGCTGTCAGCCGTGAGGGTTTGAACGGCTAGACGATGATGTAGACGGTGGCGGTGGCTACGGTGGCCACGGCAGGCGGATTGACCTCGGCAAACCCGGAAGGAACGTTTTCCAGCGACGAAGCAGCGAACAGGCCTGTTGCCACTTCACCTGCGCGAGTCACGGCCACAGCCGGGTAAATGGCGCCGGAAAAGGCGATATCGATGCCGCCGCTACCGGTCGCCGGATCCGGCGACGTCCCGCCGAACCACGCGTCATTGTTGGCCCGTAGCCAGAACTTCCGCAGCGTCGGGTCGACTGCGACCCAAACCTTCATGCCGTTGGAACGGGCAGCGGGGGCCGTCGAAATCTTGTTGCCGTTGAAATACAGGCCTTCGTCACCGGGCCAGAAGCCGTATCCGTTGGCTTCGCCGCCAAGATAGCTGCTGGTGTAGACACCGGCGTTGGCTACCCCTAACGCCACTTGCCCATTGCCATCGGTATCGTCGAGGCGAAGGCCGAAGACGCTTTTCGTGGTTATCGGGTCCACGGCGATGCCGCAGACTGAATATGCGGTTGCCGCCGTGATCGTTAGGTTGCCGTTACTCAACACCATCTGGGCATGCCAGTGCGTCGGATCCCACGACGTGCTCAACGCTGCACCTTCAACGCAATCGAAAGCTTGGTCGCGGCGGTGTTGCTGTCGACAATGAAGGTGAAGACGTCACCGGAAGCGACGGCGGTTGTCCAGCCCGTGAGGGCCGTTGAAGTAGCCTTCGCAGCTGCCGCCAAGGTAGGAGGGGCGCTGGCCGTAATCTTGTCGGCGACCGTAGGCGGTGCAGCCGCAAAGGTGCATTTGTAGATGTTGACGACGGCATCGCCCGACACGTCCGCGAGCAAGGTCCAATCTTTTGCCGTCCCGGCGACGGGAACCGGGATCGTCACTTTTGTGCCAGCGGGGATGACAGAACCGCCGCCGTCGAAGACGGCAACAATGGCGGCCGGTGAAACCCGCCCGACAATGGCCTTTATCTCGGCCGCTATCCGCGACGCGAGATCGTTGACACCGGCTGCTAGGCTCATGCCAAGCCCGCCTCGAAGGTGGTCACGAAATTGGTGGCCGGGTCGCCGACACCGATATTTGCGCAGGCCTGGGCCTGCTGCGGCGCGGTGAGCGTCTGCGCCGCATCGAAGCGAACCCGATTGCCGAGCGCGGTGGTCACGGTGCCGGAGAAGTTGGCATCATTGCCGAGGGCCGCCGCCAGTTCTTGAAGGGTATCGAGGGCAGAGGGGACGCCGTTCAAGATCCCGTCGATTGCAGCCGTAAGCGTCTGTTGGATTTTCGATGACGACCAAGTCGACCCGGTACTCGTCGCCCCATCATCGATACCGCTGGCGGCCGAAACCGCTGCCTTCACTTCGTTGATTGCCGCGACAAGATTGGCCTTCGCTGTTGTCGTCAAACCGGACAAGTCACCGGCATTGCCGTTGACTAGCGTGCGCACCGCCTTGAATTCAGTTGCGATACGGGTTGCAAGGTTCTGGATATTGGTGGCGAATGACATCACACGATCCCATTGTTGAAAATCAGGGTAAGGTCGGGGAGGTCATCAAGAACCGTATCCCCATCTTTGCCGGCAGGCCCCGGCGGGCCGGGTACCTCAACGACCACGACTTCCGGCTCCGACGAAACGATGACCTCGATGACGTCAATCGTCATTGGCCCATTCCTCCACGGTGACGGAGCCGTACAACGGGGATCCCTGCCAGTCGCCGACCCGCCGTTCCAGTTCGTACCTGGCAACGTTCTGCCCCGTTGGCAGCAAGCGCGTTTCCAACGGTGGGATCGTCAACCAGATGCGCCCGGTGGCGGCATCGAACGTCAGGCCGGAGCCAACCGTCTTGCGGATTTTTCCGCCTGCCCAAGTGATGATGAAGACGAAATCAGATCCGTCCATTTGGGCGGGCGTTCGGTCTTTGTTGAGGAGCACGAACCCGCGTTCGAAGGTGTTGCCCTTCCAAATCGAAATGTTGAGCCGCACTGGCATGGTTGATCACTCACGCAAGGAGGATGAGTGCCGCACCCCAGAGGGCGCCCGTCATCAGTTCCCCTACGGCGATGCCGGGGGATTTGATCCGCCAACCGATTTCGTAAGCCGCAACTTGCAGCGGCCCGAGGATAAGCCACAGCCAGCCGAAGTTGATTGCCATGGGGATCAGAAAGAGAGTGGTGCGGAACCCGAAGGCGACATGAGGATTGCCACCGGCCGCCCGAATGAAAAGCGCCTCATACCAAGAGGGCTGACGCTCATTGATGGGGCCTGGTCCACGGCCGAGTCCCTGCAGGAAACCCCATGCAGGCGTTGACCATGCAAGCCAGCACAAAGCGAAAATCAGGCTCGATGCCCAGCCGGGCAACCCCAACGTGGACACGCCGGCCGCCCAAGCCATCATGGCCACGAACGGCGCTGCGGTAATGTCGCCATTACCGGGGATGCGCTGCAGTAGCCCGACCACCCGAGTGCCGAAAAGGCCGCCGCCGCCCCGAACATGGTTGGCAATTGCGAACGCGGGGATCAAAAGCAGGCTCACCATTTGCCGATTTCCTTTGCCGTGCGCGCCCAAATGGGCGTGTCAGGCTGGCGCGTGGCGCACGACGTCAAGGCGAGCGCCAGCAACCCGCAAAGCAGGATGCGCATTGCCACTCCTATGTGTTTGAGATCAGGTGCCGAGAGTTGCGCCGGCGCGCCAAATCGCGTCGGCTTGTTCGTCGGTCATGCCGTTGGCTTCTAGGAACGCCTGAACGAAGGCGTGGTGACGATGGAAGGCTTGATTCCCGCGTAGCAGCATCGTCGCCGTGAACCGTTCGCCCTCGGGCAGCGTCGCAATGAAAGCGGCGAACGGCGCGGGCAGCGGGCCGGTAATCGCGTCCTCGGCTTCCTGTTGCGTGATGATTCCCGCGATGGCTGCGGCGGCAAAGAATTGCCAGCGCGATAGCTCCTCGGGGACGGGTGGGGGTGGGGCGTCGGCGACGTCATATTTTGTCATGACGAAGCCGGTTTCGGACATGACGTAGTAGGGCTCCCCAACCGTCACCTTGCCGGGGGGAACGACAAACGCGCCAGGAACAGCCAAGTCCACTGCAGCCAGCTCAAAAGGGGACCACAGCTGTTCGATGATGGCGGGATGCTGGATATCGTCGATCGGCTCGCCTCGCCAAGGCTGCAAGGTCGATATGCGGACAAGCATGTGCGAGTTCCAATGTTCGAAGCTAAGAAATGGTGATGCGGAGGCCACCCGTCGCACCGGCGCCGCCAGGATTGCCCGCCGTACCGCCAGCGCCGCCGGCTCCGACGACGCTTGTTAGGGTGCTGCCAGGGATGGGGGCGCCGGCTTGGCCGTAGTAGTAGGTCTTCTTGAAGTACCCGCCGCCGCCGCCAGCGCCGCAATACGCACCCGACGCGTTGAGGCCAGAGCCACCACCGCCACCGTATGGGGTTCCCGGCTCGCCACCGCCGCTGTAGCGGGCGGCGCCACCGGTGCCCCCACCAAAGCCAACGCCGCCGCTATCGCCCCCCTTGCCGCCAGGATTGGACGACGCATAGGCCCCGCCACCACGCTGGCCAGAGATATTCACATCACCGCCCGTGGCGATGCCCCCGAGGCCGCCAAGCGAACTGTTGCTGAGGGTTCCGGCTGGCGGTTGACCACCTTGCGCATAGAGCGACAGGGCGGCAACGGTCGTGTCGCCGCCAGCCGTTCCGCGCCCGTAGCTGCTAGCCGTGGTGCTGCAACCACCCGCGGCAGCGGCAAAGCCCTCAATGACCATCACGTTGTATTGCGGAACAACGTCATTGAAGGTTCCAGCTGTGCCATGTGTAATCACCTGCGGCACAACGGCCCGAAGAAAGCCGATCATTGTTGCAGTATCGCCGGGCAACATCAGTTGATTGCCTTGACTAGGTTGGCATGGATCCGCTCGCTACCCGGCGCAACCGATTCAACCTGATAATAGAGCTTGTCCCATGCATTATCGCCGGTCGACAGCGCCGGGATGACGCCATTCGCGAACTTCCAGCAAGAGGCGAAGGATAATGTTTGGCCACCCGGGGTGCCTTGGTAGATCGAGATATAACCCGTCTGGCCAGCCTTCATGCCAGTGGGGATTGCCAACGTCGTGTTGCCTCCCATCACAAACCAATGGTTGATCTTGGTGAAATCCAAGGTCAGCGAGGATGCCCATGTGGCAGGCTTGGGGGCGGCCGCACTCCAAACCTCATCGGTCACCAGCACCTTGCCGGCCACGTTGGCGGCATATTCTGCCCCGGTCGCCCAATCTTTGAACGCGGCGCTTTTTACAAGCGCGCCGGCTACCTTCAGAGTGCCAGACTTCAGATCGAAGCCGGAAGCATCCAGTAAGGCAAGCGCGGTGCCGTCCTGCTTCGTGAAATAGTGGCTGTCGACGCTGACCGTGTGCTGCGTGACACTCGGGCCGAACGATATGCCGGCGAACCCTGCGGATGCCGTGTCGTTCTTGACATAGAGGAAGCCATAGACGTTCGCCCGGCCCGTCGAAAGCTTGTATTGGGCGTTCGAATTATTCGCAGTTGCCGCGTTCCGGACTTCCGCCGAAACGTCGAAGCCACCCGACGTCTTCGCGTAAACGAGGGCTGATCCGCTTGCGGACCAACGGGCATCAAGTTCGTTTTTCACGAAAGCCGTGCTGGCGGCGCGGGTATTCGCCGTTCCCAACGCCTCGGTCGGTACGAACAGATAGCCGGTATATTGGCCGCTTACCGCATTTAGGCCGGTGAAGTTCTGTTGCGCTGTCCAGGACTGGTTAACATTCAACCGCGCCACATTCGACGACGACAAGGTGCTATCCCAATCGGCGAGGTTGTTGGCACTGACGACGCCAGGTATCCACCCGGTGGCACTCTTGATCAGAACCTGCAGGTTTGCCGCACCAGCAACGTCGACGTCGGTTAAATCGTCGAGTCCGAAGGATGCGCCGACGTTGAGCTTACCGTTCAGCGCTTCTTGCAGGCCGGGAATATCTGCAAAGCCGTGCTGGTGAATTTTCGCGGCCTTGCCATCCAAAGCCGTCAGAATAGCGCCAACGTCCTGCCCGATCATGATAATTGCAACACGGATGCGCGGAAACTCTTGCGCTACCGTGTTGGTCTCGTCGGGCGTCGGGTAGTTTCGCACCGGCTCGTGAGAGTCAGCCATCTGTCAGGCCTCAATGAGTGAAAGCGCGGAGGTCCGCGATAGAGGGCCGGGCAGAGGGGCCACCGTTCAAGGTGATCTTGAGCCGCCCGTTAAGGCCCGTGAATGCCGGCAGCTGATGGGCAGGCTCGGTCCAGCCGTCGCCAAGGGGCTGGGTTGCGCCGGGCACCTCGGGAACAGGAACCCAGACCCCATCTGAGTTGTCCATTTCGATGGTGGCGCCGGAACCGGCCGGGATAAGCTTGGCAAATACGGCATCGAGGGTGACCGGGTTGCCAGCCGCCCACGCCTTGGTGATGTACGTTCCGGTGGGACGGATCCGCCCGCAGATGATTTGAACGCCGGGGTATAGGATCGGCGAAATGTTCGTACTGCCTTCTAGGACAGCCCGAACCTTCACGTGTTCCGTCACGTACTCAGCAAAGGACCACGTCTGGCCCGGCATGAGGGCAATCACCTCACCCGTTGCCCGCACGAATTCGAAGTGAAAGCGGGCATCTTCCGTGGGGATATCGACGGTGCCACGGATAGTGATGTCGGACACCTGATCTAGGTCGCCGGCCCACAATTCGACGGTCAACGTCGTCGAGGTATATTTCGCCGCGACTTCTTCGAAGCAATGGTCGGCATCCAGCATAACCAGCCAGCTGGCCCGGTTCGACGACGAGAAGAGGTCGCCAATCGTATAGGGCTGCGCTGCAATGCGCTGTTGCGTCACCGGGTCGACATCGCCGAGCTTGGCGATTGCGACGGCATGCTCCGCATCGTCGGTAAGGATGACGTTGCAGAACAAGTCGTTATCCACCAGATAGATCGGCGCGCCGAAGCGAGGCTTCACCGGAACGCCAATGGTGACGGTGTTCATGTTGATGAATGCTTCGGCCATCACCTCTTGCGTCGGCTCGCCGTTGTCCATCGTGGCCAACTGCACGCGCACGCCCTTGGCCCGGTTGCCGATCTCGGTGAACTTGAAGTTCAAGCCGATGATTTGGCGAGGCTCGGGAACGGCGAAGGACTGTGCGAGCGGGTCCTTGCTGCCGCCACGCGTCGGCTCGCTGCCTGTATTGATCGACGTGTTGGGCGTGCGAACCACCGTCGTTGTCCGAACGACGTTGGTCACGTTGGTGATGTTGTTGATGATCGTCACCGGCGGGGGCGCATCGCGGCTGATGAGCGTCACCATGCGTGCCGTCACGACGTCAATGTCATGGTTGCCCACATAGAGCGCCTCTGCGAAGGTGTCGGCGGCTCCGGTGGCACGAACGCGAGAGGTGCCAACAGGGATATTGGGCGGCACGGTGATGTTCACGACAAGCACACCGTTCCCATCGGCAGTTTGCGTCCCGGCCGGCTTCACGTCGATGCCGGCAAACGTCAGCGTCGCGAGATTCTCACCGGCGCCGAAACCGTTGATGGTGCATTTCACCGGGATCTCTCGAATGAACGACCCGGTTTCCTGCGTGGTGTCCTCGACGACCGTTAGGGTTTGCTCACCCGGCGGCTGTCCTGGCGCGGCCACGAATTCTTGCGTGATGGGCGACAGGTAATTTGTGACGGTCTCTTTCCAATAATCCACATTCGGCTCGAGCCGGAGTTCTGCCGGCATCGAATTGAAGTTGGCATGCGGATTGATTTTCATGCTGCTTGAGGCAATCGGCTGGCTGATTACCACTTCTTCGGTGTAGGGCAGCGTCACCAGATTGTTGCCGACCGGGATGATTTCGATCAGGTCGACCGCCAGCTGCAGCACCCCGCGGTTCACGGCTGCCGTCTGCGGCGCGCCCTGGTCGCGGTAAAAGTCCGTCGTGAAATTGTCAGTGAAGATGCCGCGCTTGGCGACTGGTGAGGACGCGGCGATCTTCGAAAGAGACGCCTGCCGGTCCAACGTCGCAGCCACCGCGAACAGAAGCGCTTTCATACGCGCAATCTCGTCCTGCGACGTCCGGCGGGTCCCGTTGTTGTTCACGACGGGAAGAGACATCCACGTGTTGGTCACTTCCGCCAGCTTAAGAAGGCCATAGGGCGGCTGGGGAGCCATCAAGCTTTGGCGCGTCGAGATACCCTTGACGTAAACGGGCAGGCCGAACCGGTCTAGGCAGACGAGGTCCACGCGTGGCAGCTTGGAGGTGTAGAACACCAACACCGGTTGCCCATTGACGCCGCCCGTCACCTTGATCGTCGTCGGCGTAACCTCGTCCGGCAGAACCGGGGAGTTGTAAAGATAGGTGACGCTGTACGTGCTGGCAGCGGCGGGTTCGGCACCGCCAGGTGCCCAAGAAACGTTCCCGTTCGAAAGCACATAGTCGGTATTGCCGGCGAAGGTGGTAGCCCCCTGCGTGATCTGCTCAATGGCGACAACGGACGAAAACTGCAAAGCATCCGTCCCGCCCGGCACGGGGCCGCGCACCACACTTTGCGTCGTGCGCTTGACTATCACCACGGAAGAAACCGCCGCAATCGGCGGGCGCTGCACGGTGATGGTGTGTTGCCCGCCGGTGGGCGAAGTCCACATCGAGGTTTCGGCCGCGACGGTTTCGACGTCGAATTCCTCTGGCACGACGAGAGGCAGCGCGCCATAGCGGATCTTCTTGTAGCCAAGAATATTCGCCTCGCCAGCTGCGATGGAAAACACCTGTCCTTCGCCGCGGTTGCCGATTGCCTGGACCATGTTGCCAGATACGATGTAGTGCCCAGCAAGGCCGTAATCGTAGCCAGCTATCAGGTTTTGAATACCAGACAGTGCAGACGGCGGGGTTTGGTCAATGACGGTGCCGCGCTGCAGGAAATACACCTGATAGAAGGCACCCGGCTGGTTGTCGTTCTCCAGCGCCCACACGAGGGATTCGATTACACGGGCGCCGATAGGTTCATTCTCGGCCTCTGTGCCCGGCCCAAGCCCTCGCAGCGACGGATCGTCTTCGTGCGTGATGGTGGTGGTCTGCAGGCGAACACCGATCTGCACATCGCCCGTCATGGGGACGTCGTGGAATATGGCTGCGCCGACCGGGCGCACGTCGCCATTTACGAAGACGGTTCCCGACGACAACGTGACGGTTTTCGAGACGGCATCAACGATGATGTCGCAACCGGTCTGCCTGTCGCCATCACGGGCCGTCATGTTGGCGACGCGCTGGTTGCGGCGCATCTCCATGGTTGCGCCTTCATTGAAGGTGGCGCCGTCGACGAAAGACCGTTCGGAGAACAGGGCGCGCGACCAATTCGGATTGGCCGGCGCACGGTCATAGGTCATCGGCGGGGCGCCCGCGACTTCGAATGGCATGGAGTCGAACCTCAGAATGTCAGGAGAAAGGTGCAGCGCTCCCGTACGGTGAGGCCGAACGGGATAGAGACGGCCGACCCCGCCAAGGGGATGCCGCCCGAAAACTGGTCAGGGGTAAGCCACATCAAGCCCGGCTTGAGCCCCACAGCAGGGCCGCCGCCAAAGACGGGTGCAACCGAAGCTGCTGCCGAGCCAGAGCCGTCGCCGAAATCGGTGCGCGCACGCAGCACCATGGCCGTGGGCGTTGTGGTGAGCGTCGTCCATTTGCTCGCGCCCACCTGGTATTCGCCAGCCGACGAAACGGCCACGGGATGAATGACAGCGCGGCGGAAACCAATCGGGTTGCCATCGGCGTCGTCGAAGCGGAGCCATGGCTGATAGGCCGTTACGGCCTCGGCAATGGCATTGCGGCGGGCCTGCGCTGCGGGAACCGACCACACGAAATCTTCGTCAACCCATAGGTTGTTGTCGCTCCCCCAAGGGCCGCCTTCATCAACAGGCGGAATCCACGCATCGAGGGCGGTAAGTTCGGCCTGCGTCAGTGCCCGGGTGAAGTCGTAATTCCGACCGAAGGACCATTTCGCGCCGATACCGGGAAGGGTGACGCCGGAATTGTCCGAATAGATCGCATTCGACGCTTTTGACTTGGACGTGACGAAAGCGCGGACGTCATAGCCCGCGAAGCCTCGGCTAAATTTCGAGCGGACGGGCGGCGATAGGCTGACAATGCCGTCGATGCGTTCCAAGTCCGGCAGGTCGTGGTCGCGCACCCGGTCAAGCTGGATTTGGAACCTGTTCCAGCGCCTGCGCCAGGTGGGTTCTTCCTCCAATGTGCCGCCGTAGCCGAGCCATCCGAGGCCCATAAAGATGGCGGCCGGTGTTCCCCTCACGCGCTGCCACTGAATACCTTCGCGGATCAGCTGATAGAGGCTGGGCACATAGGGAGACAATTCTCCGAGCCCATACTCATAGATGAGGTACGGCAGGAACGAAGGTGGCGGATTGCCAAGCTTCAAACCGCGCAGTGCGGTGACGTTGGGGTCGACAAGCCCATAGATGTCGGAGGCCAGGGAAATCGCCTTCCCGAGGGGAGGCGATGCCGGCGGAAGCAGATCTTCGGCCATGTCAGTACGCGCGGCCGCGGTTGTTCAAAACGATGTTTCGGATCGAAATGGCCTGTTCCGGCGACGCCACGACGTCGGCAGCCGGGGAGATAACCGCCACCTTCTGCACGCCAGCCTTCATGAGGCGGGCCGATATCCATGCGCGGACGAGGTCGAAGCCGAGACCGGTTTCGCTTGTCCACGCCGCCCGCAGGCCATCTGATAGCGTTTGAATGACGCTGTCGGGGGTTTCCGGCAGGAGCCATATGTCGGCCTCGATGTCCACCACGCTGAAAACGGCAGACCGAACCACTATGGTGTCATTCACCATGCGCACCGCAGGGTCGTTCACAGCGGCGCGGACGAGGGCCAACAAAGGCTCATCCGCTACGCCATTGTTGTCGGCCGCATACACCGCGATGTAGACGGTGGGATCGTCGCCATCGCGATACACCACGGCGTCGGCGACACGCACGCTCGCCCCCAACGCAACGGAGCGATACCGGGGCGCGGTGCCACCAGTTGACCGGCCCTGAATTGCGAGGATGACGCGACGCTTGAAAGCGTCATCGAGTTCGCCCGGCAACCTCACCACGCCATAGAATGCCGCCAAGTGGTCGAGGTCCGACTTTTGCGCCCCTGCCAGCAGGTTCGCCCACACCACATAGTTGATGCGCTCGCGCACCAGCGTTTCGCGGCCGGCGAACGTCTCAATGAGGATCCGCAGCGGCTCGTCTTCCAAATCGATGACGCCGGCAGCGTCGGGGAAGAGTTCCAGCAGGCGGTCGCGCATGCGCGCGATAATCACCTCGGAATCTACTTCCTCAATGGCAGTCGGGGGCGGATACCCCGACAGGTCGAAAACGGTTGAATCAGCCATTTTGTGTCGGGGTCGTATCGATGATGGTAACGGCTGCGGTGCCGATGTTGGACACCAGCACGCGCTTGTTGCCGTAGACCGTGAAATCCCCAAGCGGCGCGCGCGGTCGCCACTGCACTTCGATTTGAAGCCCGGCCTTACCGCCGCGGTCGACTGACACTGGCGTAACGCGCGTCAGTACCACCCGAGGGTCCTGCAGCAAGGCGATGCCGACAGCTGCGAAGAAACGAAGGAACGTTTCCGGGACCATGTTCTCGCCAAGCAGGCGGGGCGTTGCGCTACCGAAGTCGCGGCGCAAGAAGCGTTCCCCGAAGTTGGTCGAGAAAATGATCCCCATGCCCTGAACGGTGGACTCCCATCCCTCGATGCGACGTCCGGTCGTCCAGTTCAAACCGACAAGCGGCATTGCGGATCAGGCCTTGCCGCCTTTGGGCGCGGGCTTGTCCTCGTCGGGCCTCTTCTCGGGCGCCAACTCGATGGTGCCGAGCATCAGTTCGTATTCCGCCTGGTTGGCCGTAAGCCAAAGCTTGCCATCCTTGGGCTTGCGGGCACCGGCAACGAACGGGCCGGCCTTGTCGGTGACAAGATAGAGCTTCTTTTCCATTGGGAACCTCATGCAGGCGGCCCGGTATTCGCCGGGCCGGGCAAAACGCCTGTGTGAATATGATCGTGTCCGACGTTCTTGCCCTCGTGTTCGAAGGCACCGCCCGAGGCCTTGAAGTCACCTTCAATGGTAACGTTGCCCTTGATCGTGACGTCTGACACGATGGCGACTTTGTCGTTGATGGTGACGGATACACCGCCTTTGGTGACCTGCAGGTCGCTGCCATCCAGCTTGATGCGGAAGCCGCCATAGGTGGCAACGTTCTCGTCGCCTTTCGTGCTGGGGCTCGGGTTCGCATCCGATTTCGTCATCGGGATAGCGAGCCCCTGGCGAAAGTCGCCGGCACCGGCAAGCGCCGTCATCTGTTGCCCGATCGACGGTGGTGTGTGCACCTTCAATGCGCCCATGAACTGCGCATATGGGATGGGCGCGGACAGGAAAGGTTCGTCATCGGTTCCGCCCAGCCGCAGCCGGACGGTTCCTGCATCAGCGTCAACGGAGTGCACCGGCCCCTGCGTGACCATGCCGTCCAGCTTGCGCTCGACTTCGGCGATCCTCGCCAGGAGGTGCGCCAGCACGTCGTCAAACGTCATGGCGCCGGCGTGCTGTCGGCGATGACTAGGTCACCGGCTTCTGCATCCTCAACCGTCCATTGTGTAATGGCGGCCGAGTCGGGCGGCTGCAAACGGCCAAGACCAATGCCGTGAATAGCCTCAGAAGTGAGGCCCAGCGCGTAGCGGGCCTCTTCCCACTCGGGGATATCGGCCGGGCTCTCAATGGCGCGTTGCATCAGATCAGCAAACGGCTGCATGTCGGGCTCGGCCCGCATCGCGTCGAGGAATTCGCCCCACGGCGTGGCCGGGTCGATTTCACCGAACTGCGGATCGGCTATCAGTTCCACGGTAAGGATGTATTCGCGCGCCTGCACGCGAACGCCTTTTTCCGTCTCGATGATGAACGGGCGGCTCGTCAGTTCCTTGACGCCTACCGTGAACAGCTTCCACAGCCGCCCCCATGGGGTGGTGTCGTCGTCCAACGCGCGCGTGATTTGCCGCCAGACGAGGGCATAGACAAGATCCGATGCCGAGTTGCGCACGGCCAACGGCGTGCCCTCGACGACAACCTTATCGGCGGGCAAGTGCACGTGGATGGAAATATCGGCCAAGCGGTCGATGGCCAACATATCGCGCCCGCAGGCTTTGCCGCCATCTTCGCCGCCGAACACGGCAATGCGGACACCATCGAGGACAGCCCCGAGGGGGTTTTGCGGGGCAAATGTCACGTCATTGTCTGCAAGCGTGCGGCCACGAAGCGCATAGGTGAGCGAGACACCAGCGGCAAAGGCGATGATGCTGCTCACTTCGTGATCCTCACGCACTTGAAGGCGACGCGTCCGACTTCGCTCGGGTGGGGTGAGACCACCTCATACTTAGATCTGTCGGCGCGCTTCGTGGCGATGATGTCACCTTCCTGCGGCCATGCCCTGGTGCCGAAGTCGTTGACATCGAAGTCAATCACGACGCGATCCAGCAGGCGGTCGACTTGGTCGGCATTGCGGGACCCGCGCCCTTCGTTCCGTCCTGCGAAGGTGCGCTCGTCGACGATGCCGACGATATCGTATTCCACGCGAGACGGATCCGGCCCGCCGACGACAAAAGCACCATTGGATTGCGGCAAGACGCGGAGGTCTTCACCGAATGCCGTTGCAAGGGCGGGGCCGGCGTCCTGCCACATGCTGGCGAAGTCGGATAGCGAAACCATGATGGTTCCCTTTCGGCTCATTGAAGCGCCCGCATCACTGCGGGCGCTCTGTCAGCCGAAGACGGCTTATTCCGTCACCGTGCGGAGGATTTCCGGACGCGTGCAGATGAACAGCGGATAGCTGTAGATTTCGAGGTCGACGAAGCGCGGATTGGTGCGCTTTTCGATTTCGATTTCCGAATACATGTCGCGGCCGGGAGTGTTGACGTACGCGAACGCCTCGCCGGGCGACTGCGCGCGCATGAAAACGCCGGGCGCGTTGATGGGGAACAACTTCGCTTCCTTCGGACGGACGCCCATTGCCTGGCGGGTACCCGGCTCGGCTTTCTCGTCGAAGTCATCGACACCGCGATAGTTGATCCACAGCACGCCGCCATACCAGTAGACGGCGAAGGCGCCGGTGAGACTATCGGCCGCCGGGCCGAAGGCGTTCCGGAGGGCCTGGGCCTGCACGGTGTTGAGGTAGGTTTCACGCACCGTCTTGTGGTTGGTCAGCTTGTCAAAGAAGCTGTCACCGCAGAGAGCCGCCGCATAGGTATTCGGCAGCCACAGGCCCTGCGCCGCGCGCGCCATCGGACGCAGGACTTTCTGCCTGATGGCAAGCTCCACGTCGGTGGTGGCGGTGCTCAATCCCAGCGAGATCGGATCCGGCCGCTCGATATTGAATTCGGCAAACCAGTCAACAATCACCGTGCCGTCCGCGTCGAGAACAAGGCCATTGATCATGCCAAGGCGATGGTTCTCGAAGGTGAGTTCCAGATCGCGGCGAAGCTCGGTCTGCTTCTCGACCACCAGTTCCTGCACCTGCATAAGTTCGGTTTCCGAACCGAATGCACGGATGCCTTGGATTTCCGCAGCGTTGACACGGTCGCCCTTGGCAAGGCGCACGGTATCGAAGCGCCGCAGCTTGCGCTTGTTGGTGCGGCCCTGTTCCAGCGGGGCACCGCGCGCCGACGTCTGGATGATGGCCAGCTTCTTGCCCTTCTCTTCGATCGAAGCGAATTCGGTGCGAATGGGCATTGGGCGGGCCAGATTGAGCGACCCCAGCAGCATCGGTTCGTAGGGGATGCGCTGAATGGTGCCGGTCAGGGAGCCCATGGAAAAGGCGTCCTGACGGAAAATGTCCATGTGTGCCATGGTCGTGCCTCTCTATTATTCCGTGACGACCACGTCAGCGGAGGATGATGCCTGCCATCTTCAGCTGCGCGACGGCGGTCGCGCGCTGGTCATTGGTGATGCTGGCGGGGAAAACGATTTCGTCGTGGTGCACTTCGCAGTCACGGACGAAGGCGACGCCATGCACCTCGGCGTCAGCCGCGAAGGCAGGCGCGTAAAGAATGCCGGCGGCGACCTGGCTGCCATCGTTCGCGGTGGGATTCAGCCTGACAAACTTACCGCCGCCAGCCGTGACCGAGATATGGAAGCCATCACCAGCCACGAAGGCGGTGGCGCCGGCCGTGATGGTGAAACCCACGTCATCGGAATAGGCGGTGCCTGCCGTGCCGGCGGCCATCGTCTTGCCGAGTGGGTCCGTGACGGTGAAAGCGGTAGCCGAGGTGAATTCCACCTCGTAAACACCATCGAGCGCGCCAGTCAAAACGGTGACTGCCGAGATCGTGCCATTACCGGTGTTGCCGTCAACGGCCGACGCGGTGGCCGAACCGTTGCCGTTGAAGCCGAGCACGGTACCGGCCTCAAGATTGGCACCTGCACCGATGATGATGGCTTCGCGAGAACGATAGCCTGCGGCCTCGCTTACCAGAAATTCGGCCGCATGGCGGCCTTCCGTGAAGACGGTCATGGGGAACTCCTAAGGGTCCGTCAGATGGTGGGAGGGGTTAGCGCTTGAAGCCGAACCGCTGGCTGACACGCTCGATGGCACGGTTGTAGCCTGCGGTTACGGCATCCGTGGTGTTGCCTTCCCTCACCGTGTGGGAGGTCGACAGGTTGTGCGTTTCGATCGCCTCGTCGGCTTCGGCGGCGGCGTCGAGGATTGATTTGCGGGCCGCGTCGACCGAAACCCGGCCTGAAATGGCTTTGGCCAGATCGAACGAAACGCCCATCTTGGCCGCCTGCGCGGAAAGGGACGCCAGTTCGCTGCAGCGCTGGGTTTCGAGGGCGGCGGCGTCCAACGACTGCGGCGCAGCCGCTGCGGGCTGACGCTTGGGCGCGGTAGCGGTCGGTGCTGCGGCGGGCGCATCCGCCTCGCCTTCGCCCTCGTCGTCACCTTCGCCGGTGCCTTCGCTGGTCTGGTTGTCGAGGGTGCGGTCTTCCTCGATGTCCGCCGTGGCGTTGGCATTCGCCTGCGGCTTTCCGCGCTGCGTCCTGGACATGACATAAGTCCTTTGCTGATCCACCGCAAAGCGGCGGGTTGCGGTTGAGGGCGTCTCGTCGAGATATTCGGCAAAGGCCTGCATGGCCTCGGCAAGCGTGCCCAGTTCGTCGGCAAAGCCGACATCAATGGCTTTCTGCCCGCGATAGACGCGGGCTTGAGTGTCGCGCACGGCCTCCGCGCTCATGCGCCGATTGGCAGCGACGAGGTCGACGAACGAAGCGTACAGGTCGTCAATGTCGTCCTGCTCTTCCGCCTTGGCTTCGTCGGACAGCGGAATGTGGGGATTGCCGTCAATCTTCCGCTCGCCGGCATAGATAAAGGTCCACTTCTGGCCCGCCATCTGATCGGCCTTGGTGACGTCGACATGAGCAGCGACAACGCCGACCGACCCCACCACGCCCATTTGCGGGATCCAGATTTTGTCGGCTGCCGAGGCGATGGCGAAAGCAGCAGAGGCGGCCGCCTCGTTCGCGATGGCCCACATGGGCTTTTCGTTGACGCGGCTGATTTCCGCGATGGACGAAACCAGATCGAAGCAGCCGCTCGCCTGCCCACCAAAGCTGTCGATATCGAGCATGATTCCGCGAACGGCGGGGCTTTCGGCCATCTCGATAACGGCGGCCTCGATGCGCTGATAGCTGGCCATGCCGGACATGGCGTCGAGCCAGGATCCGCGACGAACAAGGGTGCCGTAGACGGGCAGCACAGCAATTCCGCCGTCTGCCAGGTAGCCGCCGTGCTCGAAATTCCCGGCAGTGCTGCCGCCACCACGCGCCTCACGTTCGGGACGTTCGGCGGTGGCCTCAATGGGTTGGCCTGAAAGCAACCGCGCGCCAATGGCATCGAGGATGGTTTGCAGCTTCTTGCCCTGCAGCAGGTGCGGTGTGTTGAACACCTGCGACACCAGGGAAGGGAGGTCGCGGCTCATTCTGCGGCCCCTTTCTTCTTGGGCTTGGCTGGGGCCGGCGCGGGGGCCGCCGGCTTCGGTTCCGGACGTTTGGCCGCCTCTTGAGCTGCCTCGTCTTTGGCGTCCTGCACGTCCTGCGGATCCGGATTCTCGTCCTGCGGGTCGGCGTATCCGGTCCCGGCCGGAACGGCGTTCGTCATGCCAACAGAGGAAACCCGGCGCGGGTCGCTGTCGAAGATGAATTTGCGCCGATCAGCATCGGCGTTTTCACGCTCGATATCGTCGTCAACGCCTTCCCTGTCACCGCCGCGCGCGGCAATGACGGAGGTGCGGCTCTTGAAGCCGGCGCGGACGGCTTTGATATCGGCCGTCACGTCGTTGTTCGGATCGATGTATTCCATGTGGGGCGGCAACCATTCGGTGTCGTCCTCAACGGAAAAATCGTCCTCGCCATCAAGTTCGTCGAGGTACCCGAATCCGATGCCGATTTCGGCCCACCACGCGACGATCGGCTCCAGCGCCTGCGGAATGATGGTGTTGGCCTGATACTGCGATACGCGACGGCGGAAGTTCTGAATATCCGTGCGGACATTCGAGAAATTGCCCTTGGTGCAATCGCCAGTGAGGTAGGCATAGGGCACCCCAAGCGCCACCGACAGGTACAGGGTGGTCCGGTACATGAACGGCTCGTACGATCCGCCGACGTCAGCCGGTTGGCTGAAATTCATCTTCTCGCCGCGGTTCAGTTCGACGATCGCACCCGGCTCGAGCGGGATATCGCCGTCTTCGTCCTCTTCGCCGTCGATCGGGCTATCTTCGCCCTGCTTCTCGACGAAACCGGCGTAGAGCGCAGCGGTCTTTTTTCGGTCGAGTTCGGCATCATCGTAGATGTCGAATATGAATGCGCGCACCATGGCGCGGGCCATCTTAGGCACGCCGCGGATTTGTCCGCCCTGGCGTCCGTCGAACACATGCAAGACGTCTTCCGCCGGCACGCGGGACCGGGTGTTCCCATCAGGCGGAAATTGCGTCTGCGTGTCGTCAGGGTGCACCCGCCAGAAGTGATAGGCGACACGCCGTCCGATCTTGTCGAATTCGATCCCCATGCGGATGACGTTTCCGCCTGGCAGATTGTCATTGTAGGCGAGGTCCAGCATTTCGGACGGCAACACCTGAATCTGCATGGGGACGGTGCCGGGCATGTCATCGCGACGACGACGGCGACGCCGCACAAACACTTCGCCGGCTATATAAGCCTCGCGCACGATCTTCTCTTGCAGACCACTAAAGCCCGTCTGCCCATCGGCGTCGGCGCGACGGCACCAGCGCTTGAACTTCTTCTTGAGGGCCTTGCGCTTTTTGGGATCGGAGATCGCGAAATTAGGCGTGATGCCGTCGCCGACAGCCCAACCGGCCCAGACGTCGACCGCATTGCCGCACAGGCCATTGTTCTCGACGAGGAAGCGGGCGCGCTTTACCAGCGTGCGGCCGGCCGCCTGCAACGCAACGTTTACGTGAACGTGCGACGGCTGAAAATTCGCAAGACGTCGGCCGTAGCCAGCGCCTTCGAAGGAGGATGCCGAGCCAAGCGGGCCGAACGGGCGAAACGCGCCCGATGCGTCCATGACTCGCGGGTTCCTGCCGTCCAGGCCGACCCTATAGCGCGGCTTGGGCGTCATCCTAGTGCCTTCGATGTCTTGTGATAACGGATGCGGGACCGGCGGGTGCCCATCAGGTCAGCAATCGCAGACCTGATGTCATCAATGGCCGACTGCAGTTCGCCCATGTCCCGGTATTGGATCGATTTGTCACCGTGCCGGATAATCAGGACGCCCGAACGTTTGGCGCGGCGGAGCTTTCGCAGCTCCACCTGCAATTCTTCGAGCGTTTCCATGGCGGCTCACATGTAGGTTGACCGGACGACGCGCCGCCCTCTCGATTTCGAGGCCTTTGGGGCCGGGATGGGGGCCGGAACGGGCTCGGGAGTGCTGACGTCCGCCGTAGATTCCGGTTGCTGGGGCGTTCGGCCGTCGCGTTCGGCCTTCGCTACCCGTTCGGCGACTTTCGCCGCCTGCTGATCCAGTTTCAGGCCCATGGAATAGAGGCCATGAAGCGCCGCATAGGCGTAGACACGGCAGTCAAGGGCTTCATTTCGCTTGCCATCTTCCTTCCACCAGTACTTTTGCGGGAATCCGTTCCTGAACTTCGTTCGGATGACTTCCGCCGTCAGCTGATCGAAGTAAGCGGCATCCCGATTGCGCGGGAAATGGCATGCGCCGGCACCGGAAGCTGTGGCCCCGACGCGCTTGAGGCGCTTGTGAATGGTGTCTTTGGCGGCCGAGACGCCAACCATGTAGAAACTCGATCCCGTTTTCTTCGAGCGAGAGGCTTTGCGGGGCCAAATCTTGGCGTGGAACTGGTTTGAACCTTTAATGGCCCAAATTTTCCGCCTGGTCCGCTTGTCGCAGTACGCATAAACCCGGCTGGTGTTGCTGCCGCCAGTGTCAACGCAGGCTGCTTGGAGCCGCATGCCTTCCTCATAGCCGAGGTGGGGCCATGACGACTGCAAGAGTTCGTCCAGGTCCTCCCAAACGCCGTCTTCCTCGGGGTCGCCGGGCAAGACGCGATATTCGAGAGACCACGATTCCTCACCTGCACCCCAGCCGACGATCTCCGCTTCAAGGCGATCCGGCTGAACGTCAACGCCGCCAGTGATGACAGCGATACGGACCGGCACTTCGTTGCCCCAATCCTCGACGAGCTTAACGAGGCCCTCGGAATCAACGCGCTCGACCGCCTCTTCCCATTCCTCGCCAAGCACGGTGTTCACGAACACCTGCAGCAGCGCAGGATCCGGCCGCCCGTCGTCGCCGTGGCAAGCCTGAAAGTCTCGCGCGCAATCGGCCCATGACTGCCAGGGGCTGTACAGCGAACTGATGTGGTAGGATCGAAGGCCCGGCCGCGTCGACTCGGCGGTTGGGATCCATTCGCCCTTGGCCATCAGCGGCGATTTGCGGTGTTCCGCGTGCGGATGGTCGCAGAACTTGCACCGGAACTGTGCGAGGTCCGGACGTCCCTTCGGCCACTTGATCTGCTTCCAAGTGAACGGCTGCATTTCGCCGCAATTGTCGCAAGGGACGTTGAAATAGCGCTGATCGCCTTCGCGGAACGCCTTGCCGATGCGGCTGAAACCAGCAACACCGGGCGTCGACAGCATGAAGATCTTGCGCCGGACGAAGTTTGCCGTGCGCTTGATAGCCAGCCAGACGGGGTCGCCTTCCTGATCGACGTTCAACGGATACGCGTCCACCTCGTCTAGGATGAGGTAGCGGATCGACATCGAACGCAGCGCCGAAGCCGAGTTCGCGCCGGTCAGAATCAGGATGCCGCCCGGGTACTCCTTCTCAAACATGGTGTTTGAAGAGTCCCGAGAGCGGGCCGGGCCGATGCGCTCGGACAGCGCCGGGCTGTCCGCAATCATGGGATCAAGGCGGGCTTTCGAGAACCGCTTGACCATCTTATCGGTGGGCATCACGTACAGCGCCGGGGCTGGGCTGTGATGGATGCAGTAGCCGACCAGATTGAAGCCGGCCTCGGACATGCCGATTTGGGCGCCCTTCATGACCACCGTCTGTTCAACGGTAGAATATGAGGACTGGTTGTCCATGATTTCGCGCAGGTAGGGCGTGCGCGCCGTCCGCCACTTGCCAGGCTCTGCCGAGCCCTTGGACGACAAATAGCGGTGTTCGTCAGCCCATTCGCTGACGGTGTACGGCGGGTCGGGTTGCTGTGACTCCAGCAACACCGCCTCGCACCGATATGCGCCCTCCATTATGTGGACGCGGACGGATTCGGTATGCCCGGCACGGTCGGCCGCGTGTTCGAAATCTCAATCAGCTGATCGCGCACGCAGCGGTCAAGGGACGCCATTACGGCTTTGGCATCGGCTCCGACATCGCCGGCAATCTCTTGCCCGTAGCGATTGGCGAAGTTCAGCCATTTGTCACGGATCAAACGCGAAAAGTTGGCAAGCGCCAATTCAACGTCCGCCTTGTGGACGGTCTCGCCGCGGCGCTTCTTCAACTCTTCCTCAAGCAAGGCGATCTGCAGTGACTTTTCTTCGACCTTGAGGTCGTCGAAATCCTGCGCGGCCTTCTTGGACCGCCGCGGCGTCGCGACTGTCGGCGGCCGCCCACGCCCTCGCACCTTTGACAAATCGCGTGTCGAGTTCCAGCGGTCGACCTGTGTGTCAGGGTCGATCAAGCCGTCAGCACCGACGATAACGCGCCCGCTTTTGACGGCCTTGTGAATGGCCGTGGGGCTGACGCCCACCAGCTTGGCGAACTGCGACGAATTCAGCCCCGGCATTTCCTGATCATTTCCAATGCTTTAGTGCACATTGCACTATACGGGACGTATAATGTTTGATATGGTCCGGATCATCAGCAACGGGGCCAACGCCCCATCAATGGAGCCCGCCATGAAGTCGCATTCCGTGAAGTCCAACGCCAAGCGCGCCGCCCGCAAGCTGTATGAGAATATCCCCGGCATCTGGCCGATTGAGCCGGTGCAGGCTGGTGACAGCGGGCAGTGGTATCCGGCTATTTCAGCGCCCGAGGATTTGCGGGAACGACTGATCGCCAATGGCGTCGACCAAATCGCCATCATCCAGTGGCAGGCCCCGGCCGATGGCGTGCAGAAGACGCCGATTGCGATGGCCGAAGCCGGGCCGGAAATGCAAACGCGCGAGACGATGCTCGTCACCACGGCCAAGCCGAAAAGCAAGCTTCGCACGGTGTTTGAATCGATCCCGCCGCATGTCCCGTCGACCCGCGATGAAATCCTTGCCCGTCGCGAAGAGCGCCGCCAGCGTCACTCCGCCAAGGCAGAAGCCGAGGCAGCAGCGCCGAAGGTCGACAAGAACACGATGGTGCTTGATCTGATCCGCAGGCCCGAAGGTGCGACGACGGACGAAATCACGGCGGCAACGAACTGGCTCAAGCACAGCGTGCGGCGGTTCATTTCCGTGGCGAACTCAAAACACAAGATGGGCATCATCGGCCGCCGCGAAGGCAAGGTCAGCCGGTACCGTATCCCCGCCTGACGTCAGCGCCAGGACTGCCAAGAGCCGCTCCGAAAGGGGCGGCTTTTTTGCGATCCGATCCCCGAAAGCCGAAAAACGGGATTTTCGGGCCGGGGCATTTTTTAACCCAAACCAGAGGCCACCCTCTAGCGAAGGCTTGCGGGCGGCGTTACCCGCACCCCGCGCCCCGCCTCGGAAGTACCTTCGGGGGGATAGGGGTGGGGGGTGGGGGTGCCGTCGCCGATGGGCTGGGGAGGCCCGCAGAGGGGCTTTGCGACGTCAGGCGCTGGGGTCGAGGCCATGAGATATCATGCCCGCCCTGCGCCTCCTGGGCCTGCTACAGCGCGGTCAAGCTGACGCTTCACATTCACCTCTAGGCGTTCCTTGCCATAGGTGATGAGTACCCGCTCCACGGCGTGCTCTGTCATGACTTGGGCTATGCCTGCACCGAAGTGCGCCTCAAGGGCGTTGTGCCTACCCGACTTCTCATTGTAGCCGCGGGTATTGGTGAAGACATTTCCGCCCAAACTGTCCACCACGAATGCATGTGGATAGAATTGAGCCTTGCCCCAGATGACAGCGCCGACGCCTTTGGCGTTCTGGTGTGCGCCAAAGTGCTTCGTGTTGATAGGCCTGCCTGACCCTACTACCGTGGCTTTGAGTGTGGCCGGTGTTGACCACGGCCTGATGTCCAGGCCTCGCTCTACCACTGCGGTGGGCAGCGATGATTCCTTGCGAACGACTTGCACGCTTTTCCGGCGCGTCTGCCGGGCGGTGTCGTTTACTGCGGTCGAAAGCCCCTGCTTGATGCGTTCGGGGCTAAGGCGGGAAGCGAATTCTTCGACGGCGCTCGCTGTGCCATCGATGTAGAGACGCATTGCCAAGCCTCAAAGAAAAACCCGCCCTTGCGGGGCGGGTTCAGCAGCGGGGGACCGAGACGAGGGCGCCGCTATGTGTCGGGCTCCGCTAAGGCTTTTGGCCTCTCCAAGTCCCCGGCGCACTGCGGCACGCTGGGGAAATCTGGTCAAAAAACGTGCACCTGTCAAAGGGAATTTTCAAAACGTCAATTCGTTTGCGTCGTTGCGTATGCTTGCGGGTTTTTGGCGGCTCGCCTCTCGGCTTTCTCACGCCGCCGTTCGGCCCATGACTTCCGCTTTTCGTTCTGTTGATTCGACCACGACAGGTCGCGGGCTGCCGGGTTGTCCGTGGGCCGGGGGCCTGGTGCGATGTATTTCCCGATGCGGTGGCGCTCGCTGTCGGTGTTCGGGTTGGGCAAGTTCCAGTTGTCTGCCAGGCGGTTGAGGCCTTGGCGCAGGCGCTTGATACGTCGAGTTCCACCGGCCCTGTCATCGTATCCGCAGACGCTGAGAACGAGAGAGCCGAGGGGCGTCAATCCAACTGGCCCAAGCACGGGTTCACGGGCATAGCCCTCTTGCCGCTCGACCTGAAAGGGCACTTCCGTTTGCAGTGGCATGGCAAGGCCGGTTGCCAGTAGCAGCGACCACAGCTGCTTGCGTGCATCGACCCCGGTATCGAGCCCGCCGCCGCCGCCCTTGGCTTCGCCATAGGACGCGGTCACGCTGGGCAGGTGAATGGCACGACGAAACACCTTGGCCAGCAGGATCCCGGCTTCGTATTCCCGTGACGTGATCATGCGTCGCCGGGCGTAGCTGTCCAAGACGGTGGGTTCCAGCAGGTTCACGCCGTACGTGAGAACCATTCCCCCGTTGCTGACGTCACGGGGCACGATGGCATGCGGTGATTTCTGAGTGCGGGCCGGTGAGCCCATATCGACGTCTACGGCTGAATCTGTCGCTGCCATGGTTGCCCCTGATTTGCTGGGGCCGAATATATCGATGCGCAAACGTATTTGCAAAACGTCAATAAAAGCCCGAGGGCAGGATTAGCGCCGCGCATGAAAATCAATGACTTAGGCCCGTAACGATCCGAAAAGCCCCGTTACGGGGGTCGTTACAATGATCGTTACACCTCTAAGCTACTGATATATATATTATATTATATGATTATATATATAGATGTAACGATGTAACGGCGTGATGACGTCGCATATGCGCGCTACGGGCGTGTGGGCGCGTGCATCGTGTGCGTGTCTGCATATGGGTATTTTTCCGCGTTACAGCGTTACACTTCGCTGCTAATCACGATTTTTTCTTGCGATTTCATCGAGTTAAGGGCGTAACGATCCGTGTAACGGAGGGTGTAACGATTGGCGTAACGGGCGCGCGTGGGCTGGATTCAGGCCGGTTTCGGCCCCGCCATGACACGGTAATACAGCGGCTCGAACGGCAGGGAATCCATGGTGACGACGGTGCGCCATTCCCCATTCCACAAATGCGCGCCTGATATCCAGTAGCCGGACGCGGGAACTGCGCTGGCCTTTCCAGCGACGATAAACGAGTAATCGCCGCCATTGCCTGCGGCATCGGTGAGCCTGTCCATGGTGCTATCGTCGAGGCGCTGCCAAGCGGTCTCTTCCACCGCCTTGACCATCGCCTCGACGCGCCGACGCGACAGGGCAGGCATGCCGAGTGCGGCGCGGATGGCAGCAAGTCGTTCGTCGGTGATGGCCACGGCACTCACCTCCGGTTGGCTGACGCCTCTCGCAAAACAGCGAGACGCCTCGACACCTCGTCGGCGATTTGTTCGGCACTGCCCCAAAAAGCGACCTCTTTGGCCTCTTCTTGCACATTGCGCACGACTTTCTCGACTGTCCTGTCAGGCACCCCGGCAGCAAGCGCCACTTGAACGGAGACGCTCATCTTTTTCCAAGGCTCGATAGCCTGCCGCACAAACGAGCCGCCCACTGCCATTGACAAGGATATCATGTTGTCTTTGGTCATTCCGTCCCCCTTACTTTCTGATCTGCACGGGCATTGTCGACGCCAGCAGCCCACTGGACGTACGCTTTGCTGCCGGGTGGAAAAAGGTGATTAGGCTCGTCTGGCATCGAATAACCAACGGCGTAAGCGTTGCCACCGCCCCCCATGCCTCGATACTTCTCAACATCGGGCCGCATTTCACGAAGCTGGTCGTAGACCTGCTGATGCATTGCATTCTTGAAGCGGCGTCGGCGGATTTTCATTCTGTCCCCACCTCAATTAAATCGGCCGCATCAAGCCATTGCTGCCACACGCGTTCAACGGCAAGTTTTGCAGCGCCGAGCGAGTCCGCTTCACCGTCGCCGGCCGTAACTCTTCTCATGTGAACGGCGCGATTGGCATCATAATAGAACGTGCCGTCATCGCGCTGGCCGGCAATGCCCACGACAAGTTCGCCCTGGTAGGCAAACCAGATGTCGTCCTGCTGTTTCCATCGCAAGCCCAAGGTCACGCCCTCCCGCAATAGCCTTCGCGCACGGCGAAGTTGTACAATTCAGCCTCAAGCGTGGGCAGGTCATCGGGGGAGGCATGGAACTCGGTGTTGCCGATATCCAGCAACCACCCACCATCCTTTTCCTTAACGATGTACAGCTTTGCCATGTACACGTTGCCCGCCAGCTTCATAGGGTAATAGGCTTCCCCTATGAAGGCCTCGACATCGTCGACCGCTTCCGCCGTCTGCTGAAACTCTTCGAATGAATAGACATCGGCGTTCGCCGTGTCGACGGCGGCAAGCACAGCCTGCCAATCGTCGCCGCTGTAGGCCTCAGCCTCGCCTACCATGACGGAAAAGCGGGGAAGGTCGGGGATATCGCGCTTTTCAGGTTGGACATGATCGACGAATACCGTGGCGAGGCCAGCGGCCCAGCTGGGGCACATGTCATTATGCCAGGACTGGTCAACCCAATGGGCCGGAATTGCGGGCAGAGTGGCCGGGTCGAAGTCGGGGAATTCGGTGCGGTAGGACATGGCGGGCCTCAGTCGAGGAAGGACAAAACAAGCTGATAGTCGGCGGGGTTCGCGTGGCGCTTCCAGCCACGGCGGTCGGCCTCGACGAGGCGACGGCAAGCCGCGAGCACCACGGTTTCGCCGGCATCCTTCGCGGCTTCGAGAACTTGCCAGACGATGCGCATGCGGGGCGTGGTGTAGATGGACATTGGCTTGCTCCGTTTCGATGATTGGATACTATACGTAATGTATAGTTCCGTCAAGCCTAACACGCTGATTTAGATCAGATTTTTCGTAGGCGATAAAATCGGTGCCATGTCTGCGCGGTGAAATTTTCCGACTTATGGACCTTCTCATGAGCGCGGCGCCTTCCTAATTGGGAAGCCCTAGCAATGGAGGTGCATCAAATGGGAAAGCCGAGAGAGCCAGACCTGTACGAAATCGCCACACAGATAGCCGTCGATGCCGGGGCTATCGAACGGGACGACGAGCGGGACGGACGGACTATTGACAATTTCGACGACGAGGCAGCCGAAGAGGCCCGCAAAGTCGGTGCGCAAATGGTCGATGACGGGGAGGTCGATTGCACGCATGAAGAAATGCGGCGGGCGATAGACGACGTGATCGCGGACGCGGCATCCGAATAGCCGCTCCGGCCGGGCTCACCCCTCGTCGTCGTCGCCTAGGTCGATGGCCTCACCAGGGCGGGGAGGGGTAGGGCACAAGCGCGCCTCGATTTCACGGAACGCGCGCCAGAGTTCGCCGCGCCACGGCTTTGTTGCCGCCAAGGCATCGGCATGCGCGATGCCCTCCGCGTGAAACCCTGTCGTCAACAGGGCGCGGAAGGCTTCGCATAGGTCGGGGTTGCTGGCGCGGGGCATCAGGCCTGTTTCTCGCGTTCGGCATAGAGTGCGCAATCTTTGCCGTCATCAGGCCCCGGTTGCCACCGGGATGGTGGCCATCTGTACCATGCCTTGTGCGCAACGGCCGGTAACGTCGGCTCGGGCGGGTCGGGCGCAAGGCATGGATACGACAAACCTCGACGGGGGCTGATACGCCCCAGCTTGTCGGGCTTGACGTCGAGGTATTTGCAGGTGCGGCAGGTGGGCATGGGTCTCACCACAAGTACTTTTTGTCGCTGTTTGTGAACGTAACTAGACGCGCCCTGAAATCCTCAAAGCCCTCATGGTAAGCCTTCTCGGCAGCCTTCTGCATGCGGAGTTCTAGCTCGGAGGCCAAATCTTCGATGCTAAGGCCCCTCAACTCATCGGCATCCGGCACCCATCCGACTGCGAATTCATCACCATCCTTCTTCTTGATTTTCACATCTTTGGCCATTTCTGAGCCCTCCGTTTCGATGGCTTAACTATACGCTACGTATAGTCCACGTCAAGCGAGAATTTGCATATTGCAAACATGTTTGCAAAACAGTAACGTCTTTGCAGCCTGGCAAACGCCCGGCGTAGCGGAGATTCGAAGATGGAAGAGAAAGAGAAACGCGGGGCGCGGGCCTACGCTCTGGCCTGCAGGGATCTGGAACAAAAGATCCTGCAAGTCTTCACCGACCACGCCAACGCAATCCGGACCGCCGTTCATCCCGACCACGAAGAACACACGGTCGAACTGGTCATCACGGGTGGGGTGCGTGCCATGTTCTGCGCTGCCTATCACACACTGGCTTGTGTGTCGTTTGGCGAAGATGCGCAGCGCCGCGCGGAAATCCGGCAATTCTTTTACGAAGCGCTGGCCGATATCGAGGCGTCCCGAAAGCTCCCGCCCGTTTACGACCCCTCGAATGTGCCCGAGGTGGTGCAATGAACGCCCTCGTCTCACGCCGGGCGCTGATTGCAGCCCTTAAGCTGGCGCTGCCGGGTGTCGACAAGTTGGGCGCGCTGCCGTTCCGCTATGTCTGGCTCGAGGTGATAGAAAATCACCTGCGGGTGCGCACGTACAATGCCGAGATCGCTATTGACGTGACAGTTCGCGCGGAAGGGCGCGGCGCGACGGAAGGATCTGTCTTCGTGCCGATGTCGCGCTTGCTGCGCGTCCTGTCCGCCATGGAAGACGATGAAATCCACCTCGTCGCGATCTCCGGCCGCCTTGTTCTAGGGGGCAGGCGGCAGCGCATGCAGATGCTGGGCTTGGCTGAGAAAATCGGCGATGTCATGCCCGAGTCCGGCCCGCCGCCGCTTTTCTCACTCCCGCTTGCCGAGGGGCAGTTGCACGGCATCATTCGGCCCGTCTATCACGCTGCCAGCTATGAAGAGACGCGGTACTATCTGAACGGCGTCTGTCTGCAGAACGATAGCGACGGCAAATTGCAGTTGCTGCGGACGATAGCCACCAATGGTCATATGCTGGAAAGCCGCGCGACGGGCGTCCTCCAGCAGCTGCCGAACCTGTCCGTCATCATCCCGCATGTGGCCGTCAAGGCGATCCTGCAAACCTCGCCAGACGTCGAGGCCCGGCTCGAACTGTTCGGCGACGAGAAGCGCCCATATCATATTGGCCGGTATGTCGGCGATAACTTCGAAATCCGGTTCAAGTTGATCGACGGCACCTATCCCGACTGGCGGCGCGTTGTGCCGGATGTCGCCGGCGGCGCGTTTGTGGACGTGTCCGCCCTCGAATTGCGCAGGGCGCTGCGTTTCGTCCGTTCTTCGATAGGTGGCAGTTTCAGGTGCACTTGCCTGTTGCCGATCAGCGATAGCGAGATCGGACTCCGTTACATCGAGGACGGTGGCGACTACATCACCACGGCCCGCATCCCCGGCACCTCAACACCAGATCTCAAGGACAAGCCTTTCGTGCCTGTGGGCCTCAATGCCGAGTATCTGGCCACCCTCGTCGAAACGGCAGTGGGAACCCTCCGCATAAAGCAGTCCAGCACGGACTTGGGGCCTATCGTCCTACAGCATGAAGGCATCCCCTATGCCGTCACGCTGATGATGCCGATGCGCATGGACGACAAGTTGCGCAATTTGAAGGAGCCCGAGGTTCCGGCCGAGGCCACCGCCGATGCCTGAAAACAACCTGACGGGCTGCCGGTCACAAATCTGCCCGCGCCGCAAGGAATGCCTGCGCAACCCGGCCGCGCCGAATGCAGGCGAACACCACACCTTTTTCAGGCTGGGGGTGCCTATGGCGCCCTCCGAAACCGAGGACTGCGAACTCTTCGTGCTGAGTTCGCTTGGCCATCTGGCCGGAGAGGGCAAATACAATGGCAGGCGATAATTTGCTTGAGATCGACGAGGTGACGGTCGAGGGCTGCACGTGTGGCCGGGTGCACGTCATGCTGTTTGCCGGCGGTCGCGTTGTTGCGCGCATGACGAACAGCCCGCAAGGCACTGTTGAGGTCGCCACCAGCATGGTGCGCGCCGCGCACACCGCCCGCCGTTTCGAGGCGACCGACGTTCCCGACACCATCGGCACACCAGTGGGGCGGGCATGAGCACAGAAACATGGCGCGCTGGCAAGCCGGTGCTGCGCCTCACGCCTCGGCAGTTCCTGGACCTGCCGGAATACAGCACCACCTTTCCGACCGGAACAACACCGGGCAAGCGGTGGCGCCGCCTCGACGGGGCCTATGACACAGTTTTCATCCGCAAGGGCGGTAAGCCCAAGTGGATGATTGGGGAATACGACCCGAACGATGACGGCAAAGGCCCGCGCATCAAAATCAACTGGTACCGGCCTGTCATTGTAGTGCGGGCTGGCGCGGTGATCCTCGATGACGCCGCTTGATGTCGTACGTGAGGCCGCGGCCACCTATAAGGTCCCGGCGCATCAGTTGATGGGCGGGCGCTACCAGGGCAGGTATTCCACCGCCAGGCTTTATGCCGTCCGCCAGCTGCGCAAGGCCTTCCCCCGCCTCAAACATGCCGAGGTGGCCGAACTGGTTGGGGTGGGGGCGCGCAGAATTTCGGCGATGGCCAATTCTAAGCGGATCATCATTCCGCCCAACAACGTCGACCCTATGGAAGTCATCAAGCAGGTTGCGGCCGAACACGGAATCGCGCCGGCCGATATCCTCAAGCCCGGCCGGTTCAAGCACCTGGTCGCCGCCAGATATGACGCAATCCGCCTCGTCCACGCCATGCGGCCGGACTTGCCGTATCTGGAATTGGCCAGGATCTTCAAGCGCGACGGCAGCACGATACGCTACGCGCTATCCAGGCCGGCAGCCGATACGGGCGCACCGAACTAAGTCCCTGAAAAAGATCATGAAAATGCAAAAATTCCGCAGGTCAAGGCTTGCGGAAATGCACTCTTTAGTGCATATTATTCAAGCGCTGAGGGGGCGGGATGGTCCCGCCCCGCGCTGGAGGTAAGAGGGAATGAAGCTGCAATACTTCGCCCTTGCCCTTCAGGTGACAGTGGCGATCATGCTCCTAGTGAGCCTGATCCACCACTGGTAAACTGAAGCCCGCCCGTCCCGGCTGCACCCGGGGCGGGCACCTCCAAACATAAGGTGGAAGGCATGCGAGGGCAAGATTTCCTGCGGTGGATGGACGTGGTAGGCGCGCGCTTTGCTGGCGACGTCGCCGAGCGCCTCGGCACGGGTAGGAACATAGCCCAACGATGGCTTGCACTGGCGAAGGCGGGGGAGGACGTGCCGGTCCAGCATTCATATGCGCTGGCAATGTCCGCCCTCGCCAGCGGCCTGAAACCATGGGGCTCGAGCCCCGATGCGAAAGGAGCCGGAAATGACAATGCGGAGTAACAAACTAGCGTGGGCGTCGATCGCCGTGTCTGTCGTGATTATCGGCCTGTTGGCCGTCCAGTACCTGCACGGCTGAGATCTGACGCCGTAGAATCGGAAGCCCCGCCGCGTCCATGACACGCGGCGGGGCTTCTTTATGTGGGCCGGATTGGGTACCGGGGCAATTTCAAGCGCGAAGCGCTACAATCAACGTCGGTCCCCCGAACGTGCTCACCACATACGCCTATGAGGGGCAGAGCCTCAATTCTGCCGTAGGCCTCGCGGGTTCTGGCGCTCACCGCGTCTCACATTCAAACAGACTGGACCGCTCGCTTCCCACCCGGATTTTCACCGGCCTTAGCCTCGTCCGTCCGCTGCCTGAAAACTCGCCAGCGGGGCCGGGTCTCTAGCAACGCAGTGATCAGCTGCGCCCCATACTCCCGGCCCCTTCTCTGCTAGGCGTGCCGTTGCCCCTTCGGGCGAATGCTGCACGGACGACACCCGCAAGTGCCATTCTTGGCGGCCGTGCCCGCCACCTGCCGTCTGTTCGGCTCTTCGGGCATCCCGGCAGGTGGATGCTCCGTCAGCCCCTGCGCAGCGAGAAGGGTCCCACGCAGGCTCGGAAATTCCTGCCTCGGCTCGGCCCCGGCCTAACGGGGCTGTTCCACTTAAGGACTGCGATCCCCTTTTCCTTTCGGCGGGGCGAGGTAAAGCCGCCATTGCTGGCGTTCGGCGCACTTCGTGCCCTCTTGGGCGAAACCGGGTGAAGGGAAACAGCCGCGTGTGCTCCGGCCTATCCCTTCACTGCCCGTCTCTGACTCGCCAGCTTGGCCCGGGCCACGGGCCGGGGGCGGTGCTACGGAACAACGTTGCCCATTCGGGCGAATATCGGGCGAGGGGAATGACCGTCGTCTCTCCCCTCGCTCTTGCCGGTGTGGGCTTTAGCGCCGGCCGCGCGCAAAATGACCGATCCCACTTCTACCAAGTCACGCATCCCGGCTTAGACTTGGAATAGAGGCTGCTTAACGTCGTGGCCAAAGCCGTGACGCCGGGCTCTACTATTTCGCGGGGGTGCCTCTCGGGTAGTCACTCCCGGTCGGCTGAGAGGCTGACTAGGCCACTCCCCCCATTCCGTTGCCCATTCGGGCGAAACCGACAGAGTTTTACGACATGCAGCCAATTGGTCGAATATTGCCTTTCGGCCGGTGAATTACCCGAGGCGCTTTTTAAGCCGCTCGCCCATCGGCCCGGTTCTCTCCGCTCCGAGATCTCGCTCTCGGCGGCAAAGGCGCTGCAGGAACCGGAAACCCCGCCCACCTTCTCGTATGCCCGCTAGGGCAAATTGGTTGCAGAGACCGGATTCGAACCGGTGACCCATTGGGTATGAACCAATCGCGCTAGACCGCTGCGCCACTCTGCTGTCACCGAAGATGCAAACATATTTGCAAAATGTCAACACTCAATCCGCGCCAACAAGCGATGAAATGTGGAACATGAAGACTTTCTTGGGCGCGCCGTTGATCCGCATGGTTTTTCCCTCGTATACGCACGCAGGGTGTTGCTTGAGAACACCAGCCCAGCGCTTCCCAGCCCATGCCGTCTTTTCATATAGACGGTTCAAGCCGTCGTGATCGGATCCGAAATACACTTCGCCGAAGCCGGGACACTCTGATTCGCCCGGAATCACCTTGATGCCGATTTTGGCGAGGGCCTGTTGCGCGGCCAAGTCCGAGCTTTCGAGAGAGTGCGGCGCGGCCTGCTGCGAAGCGGCATAGATGAGCGCGGAAATATTGTCCCGGCGTGACGGGTTCACCTCGATGCGCTGGTCAAGCAGATGGCTGACAGCCTGGTCGTGGTCCGCTTCCGTCTTCTGGCGCTCGGCCGCTGACAATGCCCAGCCATTGGCGTCGAGGATCTCGCGCGCTTCCTCGGGCGTCAGTTCGGTGTCGTGCAGAAGAGACCACCAGCCGGCAAGCGGCGCGGAAATGGTGTCCGCCATGCGGGCGTTGCCGGACTTGGCGGCGATCGCCGAACGGAAGGACGCCCAATTGTGCCGTATGGCATTCACCTGCCGAAGCGCACGCGCAAACAGACGGCTCCCAAAGTCGGGCGTCATCAGTTCCGCGAACTTGCGCACCACGTATTGGAAATTCGCTTCGCGTTCGGCCTTCTGATCCTCCGTTTCCTCTTCCGGCGCGCCTTCAAGCTTAAACTCAATGATGCGCGATTGGTCGGCCGCTTGCACGGCGCCTGTGTTGATGGACGAAAAAATGAAGCAGCTCCGAAGATGGAATTCGGTAGCCCGGCCACTGGCGCCGCCCTTGACGATTTTCGCACCCTTCTTCGATGACATCTGACGGGCGAGGTCCACGATCAGCTGCAGCCGTTCGCGGGCCTTCTCGTTCTGGCTTTCCGCCTCGTCGAAGATGACGGGCAGCGCATCGCGGCCCAGCTGCTGCCGGATCGCGGCCTCGGTCGTAGCGCCCTCATACTGGACAGCGAGGTCGCCCAAGATTTCCTTGGCCTTCTCCACGATGAATGTCTTGCCCGAGCCGCGCGCGCCGGTAAGCCACGCGTGTGTGCGCCAGGGCAGCACGCCGCAGATGGGCGCGACGAACAGCCAGCCGGCGAACAGCGGTGCCATGTCGGATGAGCGCCATGGAAGAGTACCGACAGCCTCAATCAGGCGTTCGCCACCAGCCGGGTCGAGGGGCTTGCACCGCTGCAATTCGATCTCGGGGCCGCTCTCATAGATATTGCGGCTGTCCTCGATGTGCATGGTCGGCATCGCTTTGCCGTCAACAAGCAAGCGGTTGCCGAGGTGAAGGACGACGCGCCCCTTGTCGATAACGAGGCCGCGGCCGACCACTCGGCTGGACTTGTAATAGCCAGCTGCGGTGCATGCGCGAATCATCGTGGCGCGCGCCTCGCTCCAATTGCACCCCGACTTGGCCGGGAATTCCGATTCCCAATAGCTGATATCGGCAAGGCTGCAGAAATAGGCCTCATTGTGCTGGGGAGGCGTCAAGGCCGTCACGATGTGGCTCGATGCGGACATATAATAATATGTCGTGCCGCCGGTGCCCGCCCCGTCATAGCCCAAGGGTATCGGGCCAAAGTCGCCGGGCATCCTGGCCATGGGCCTGGGCGTATCCGGCTGTTCGTCGGCCGTGCGTTCCGCTCGAGCCTCTGCCAGGCTGACGACATTGTTCCCGGTAACTCGGGCCTCCACCATGTCGCGCGCAGGTTCGGGTTTGGGCTTGGGAAAGAACGCCTCTTTCACGGCGTCGAGGCCAGCGAGGGCGTGCAGATCATTGAAATCGGTGGGCGCCTTCCCGTCTGGCAGCAGTTCACCTGAAAATCGCGGGACAACCAACGTAGCGTTTATGGCACGCGCCGCGTCCGTTGCCTTCGTCACGCCGGGGTTGCCGGTGGTGAGGTGGTCGTTATCTGCGGCGAAGATGATTTTATGGTCCGGATACTTCTTCCGTATCGCCACCGCAACGGCAGCGAGGTTGCCGGCGTCAAAGGCAATGACGGTGCAGAAGCCCGTGGCCATGTGCACGGTGGCGGCCGTCGCGTAACCCTCGGCAATGACAATGGTGTCTGTCAGCTTGCCAACGGACCAATAGTTGCCGCCCTTTTTCCCGCCGACGAGGAAGCGCTTTCGGCCATCGGCCGCGATAGTTTGGACAGACCAAAGCTTGCCGTCCGACGACTTCAACGGGATCAGTAGCTTCCCGTCCTTCGTCATTTTCATGGCGTTGAACGGCTTCACCAGCTTGCGGACAAGATACGGGTGGTCGGCAGCGGCCGGGATGGCAGCCGCCATCATCTTGGCCGCTTTGTCCGCCGCCTCGGCATGGATTTTCGCCAGTTCGGCAGCCTGATTTTTCTTGTCTTCCTCGATCCGCTTTTTCAGCGCCGCGCGCTCTTCCGGTGTCATGGACTGGCCGCGCTTGGCCGTCCACGTCTCTTTCACGCCTTCCAAATAGTCGCCGAACGCGCCCGATGCCGGCTCGTTCAGGTGGAGAATGTACCAAAGGTGTTTCTTGTTCTTCGCCCGTCCGTTGTGGTCGACGCGGTGCAATTTGCCGTCCGCGATAAGCGGGCCGTCAAACGTGCAGCCAGCATTGGCCATGGCATCGCGGAAGGCGTCTTCTAGATCGGCTTCGGTATGCGCTTGCGTCGTCACAATCCGCACCCCGCCTCAGCTGCACACGGCAAGGCCAACAGATTACCTTGGCCCCTGGCCTCAGCTGATGAAAAGTCGATGTCGGCGAGCGGTCGCAGTGAGCGGTGCACAAATTCCTGATGTTTCATGCCGGGCGTATTGCGGATCAGGGCGTCAATCTCACAGGCAGCCGCAAATGCTTCGGGGTCGTTCTCCTTCAACCACCGCCATTCCGCATTTTCCCTGAAAGGACAGTAGACGCACGCCGACTTTGGCGGCACGGGATACCCGTTTCGTTTCAACCATTCGATGCAATCGCCGCGCGACATTCTGAGTTCGAGCAATGGGAAGCGATTGACTGCCCATGCATCGAAGGATGCGCCGGCTCGTATGACCTCATCGGTAGAAATCCCGATCCAAATTTCGCACGAACGGGCCGGAATTCGTTGGCGAGGCTGGAATCCCATCAGTGCCCGGTGGGCCTTCGTCAGCGGCTCGACCTTGAATTCGCGGGTGCACTGGCGTCTGCCCATGCCGCCATTGGCGGTAAAGAAGGGGGCAACCGTGAACCGATGGCCTGATGACTGCTGCCGGTGACGGATATCATCGGAAAGCTTGCGTCCTGCGCTGACGCGCTTCACCTCCATCTGCCCATTGGTCATGCGTGTGATCTCGCCTTCCAGCCAGTCGAGGTGACGCATCACGGACGCCGGCTCGTCGCCGGTGTCGGCAAACAGTATGACGTCAGGCCGGGGCCGAAGGTCGCCGCGCGCCGCCATAAGGGCAAGCGTGGTTGACTGGACACCGGCCCCGAGGGAAAGGGCGCGGAGTTTGACGCCTTCGACAGGCCCCCAACTCCACCCGCCCTTGCGCGTTTTGGTCCGTTGCCGCCGCCCGCCAACGCTTTTCGGCTCTTCGGTGGGACTCAGAACAAGTTCCGTCACGGGCGCCCCCGCCGCAATGCTTCGGCCGCCTCGTCTTCGGAACGGACAGGAAAGGAAATTCCACCCGCATCATTCACGGCACGGATAAAATTGCGCTGCAGCTTGGTCGGCGGTTTGCCGTCGGGAGTTTTCACCTCGGGCGCCATGAAGATGGCGACGCGCTTCCCCACCATGTCGGGTGTAACCACGACACTGTGCCAGCCGATGATATCGGCAGAGCCTTCGCAGAGGCCGAACCGGATTGGGCGTGGATGGCGCAGTAGAAGCGTGTCGCGCGTGTAGTCTCTATGGACGACGTCGCCAACCCAGCCCATGCCGACGTTGTTCCGAAACGCCACTGTGCCGGCGATGTCCGACAGCCGCATGATGATGCGGCGCATAAGGTTGCCTTCCGACATCACAGGCGCACCAGTGTCATGAGGATGCCTGTCACTGCGCAGCCGCAGATATAAGCGACTACCCACCGGCTGGGGGTGACGTAGCCAAGCAGTACTCGCGCCCGGTAGAACCGGGGCAGGGGAGGAACGAGATTTTCCGGCTTGACCGAGTCAACTACCACGTCGGCGTAGCGATACAGGGCCTCGGCAGTGGCGCGCGCGCCCACGACGCGGTGCATTTCGTCGATCGCCGCCGCCATCGCGCCCCGGCATACTGCGGCGCGGAACTCGGGGGACTGGTTACGGGTGCCGGCAAGCCAATTGCGAACAATGCCGCGAGCCGTGGAAATTGTGTCGGTCATGCCAGCAGTTCCCCCTGCTTCCACTCTTCAATAAACATGTCCTCTGCGATGGCCTTTTCGATGCGGCGGCATGCGAGGTCGAAATAACGGGGATCCTTCTCGATCCCGATGAAGCGACGGCCATTTTTGGCCGCTGCGATGCCTGTGGTGCCGCTGCCCATGAACGGGTCCAGGAGCGTTTGGCCCATGCTGGTGAAATCGAAGATGAGATCGGTCATCAGCTTGACGGGCTTCTCTGTCGGGTGCGTCCCGTCTCGCCCGCGGCTGTTCGTGTTGCAGGTCCACACGCCCCGCTTGCCGCCCGCGAACCACTTAGCGTGCCCGCGTCCCGCCCAAGCCGCGATCATCATTTCTGCGCCCTGGGCTGGGCCTTGGCCGTTGAACTGCGGGGCGGCGTCCGGCTTCACCCACACGCAGGCGCGCTTGTATTTCGCGCCATGGGTCTCGATGGCATCCCGCCAGGCTGCAACGCCCTCGGGTGTGCAGAACACCAGCAGCCAGCCGTTCGACAGGCGGACCATTTCCTTCGTCGCAGCATCGCGAATTCCCGTGATGCTGGCGAAATCGATCTCTTTGAGGTTGGGGCCTTTGTCTTTGCGAAGCGCCTTTGCATGCGCTTTCGCATCGTGCACGTCGTCCTCGTATGGCGGGTCGCTGAAAACGTGATCCACCGGGTCGAGCGTGGGCATGATGTCGAGGCAAGAACCCTCGTACAGGGTGCAGGGGCCAATAATGGTAGGCGTCACCGGAACAGCCCCCCGTAATCGCGGTTGGCCTTTGCGTTCCGGCTCTGCATGACCTTCTTGGCCCAAAAGCCGGGGTTCTTGTATCCGCGCAGCTTGCCCAGCTGGATCAGTTCGGCCTCCGTCGTGGCCTTCCAAACCTCGACGCGTTCGGCCTTCTGCTGCTGTGCCTTGCGCACCTCCGTAAGTTCGCCTTCGGCCTCGAGAAGTGTCCGGCCCTCGACCGGATACTCGTATCCGCAGCGGCTGCAGACGGGTGCAGGCCGGTGAGCGTGGTAGCAATGCGGACAGCGCCGCATTTCGACCTGCGCCTCTTCCTCGTCGTTGAACTCGTCGGACTTCCGCTTGCGCTTTTTCCGGCCCTCAAGCGTCCATTCCCGATCATCGTCGGGATAGCCGTGGCCACGTCCGCCAAGGTGGGTTGGAACGCTGTTGCCGGCGTGGTCGAGAATGATGGCCTCGGTCTTGCCTTCCGCAATGCGAAGGGCACGGCCGACCTGCTGCAGGTAAAGGGCCGTCGACCGTGTCGGCCGCGCCAGGGTGGCAACCTCGATGGCGGGCAAGTCGAAGCCTTCCGAAACGAGGTCCACCGACGACAGCACCTGAATGCGGCCCGCTGTAAAGTCGTCAATGAGGTCGTCGCGAACCTTGGAATCGGTGTCGCCGTCGATATGGGCGGCGCGGTAGCCGGCGGCATTGAAACGGTCGACGACCGCAAGCGAATGCTTCACGCTGACGCAAAACACCATGTTGCGCTTGCCGGGCGCGATGCGGTGATAGTGCTCCACCATGTCGCCGATGAGCTTCGGCTTTTGCATGGCTGCCGACAGGTCATCCCTGTTGAAGTCGTTGCCACCCGCACGAACGCCGTCGAGGTCGGGCATCGCAGGCTGAAAAAGGCGATAGGGCGAGAGGTATCCGTTCTCTATCAGCCACGACACCTTTGGCCCCGGCACAAGCGTTTGGAACCACTGCGCAAGGCCATTGCCGTCCATACGCTCGGGTGTGGCGCTGAGGCCGACGTGCTTGGCAGACGCGTACTGCTCCATGACGCGTGCCCATGACGCTGCAGCGACGTGGTGCGCCTCATCCCAAAGCACCAAATCAAAGTGCTTGAAGAAGTCCAACCGGTTGGCCAGCGTCTGGATACCGCAGATCTGAATAGGCGCTCGCCTGTCACCGGTAATGCCGGCGCTGACGATGCCGAACGGAAGTCCGGCCCGGGTGAAGGTTTTCGCCGTCTGTTTGATGAGTTCGCGACGGTGGCAGATAAAGCCGACGCGAAGCCCCTTGCTTAAGGCGCTGCCGGACATGAACGAGGCCAGCACGGTTTTGCCCGAGCCGGTAGGGGATTGAAGCAGGACGCGGTCGAACGAACGCAGGGCGACCCGCGTGTCCTGAATCATTTTGCCCTGGTAATCACGAAGGGAGACGCTCACGAGTTCGCCCCCTCGATGATGGAGCGAACCATGTCTATGCGACGGCCAATCCACTGCATGACGTTGGTCGACATGGACAGGCCGAGCGCCTGGTAGCGCGGCCCATCGGCCGCCATTTTCTTCCCGACCGGAATAAGGGTGTAGCCATCGGGGAAACCCTGCAGGCGTTCACATTCCACGGGCATGAGGCGGCGCACGCGCCAGTGCGTCAGGACGCCAGCGGTGTAGCCGTCGCCGTCGAGGGCGCCGGAAATCTCAAGGTCGGACGTAGGATCCTGCCGGGCGTTGAACGCTATGGCAGGCGGTGCGCCGGAATTGGCGTGGCTGGTGACATGCCCACCGGCCCGCAAGGTCGGGGAGACTTCCTCCGTCGCATCCGCACCATGGTCTTTCGAACTGAACGCGATGGCGCCCACACCGATGCCGTCGCGTCCGCCGTTCGGCGTCACGATGGTGTTGGCGGTCCCGTCCTGTCGAAACTCCAATTGCCGAACGTCGCCACGCCCGCGAACCGCCAACGTGATGGGCTCGGCAACAAGCAAGCCCTCGCGGCTTTCATGGTCGCCGTACTGGTTGCCGGTGAGGGCAGGGGCGACGGGGGCCGCGCCGACTTCCACCGGAATCAGGTGGGAATGCCCGTGCCGCAGATCCTGCCCGCTTGCCCCTTGCAGCTTGCCATAGCTGGCATCAAGCGTGCTGACGACTTCCTGTATCCGCACCGGAACGATAGGCGTGCCACGTCCCGTGCCGTCTTCGCTGGCGTCGAATCCTTCGCCGCGAAGCGAATGGGCAACGAAGGTTTCGCTCTCAAAATCGAGGTGTCCATGCGGCCCGCCGTGCGCCAGGACAGACGTTGCTACCTCAATCGGGCCACGGGTATTGTTCCCGCCGAACGCCAGGACAAGCCCACCGTCAAGGTCAACGTCGGTGCCGAGGCCACCGCCTGCGTTCACGCGAGCGCTGAGAGTCGGTGCAACGGGTTGCACTGCGACGACAGGGTCTTGCCCCCGGCCTTCTCCGGCTCTGGCTACGCCGCAGCCGCTTCCGACAATGCTTGGTGCAACGTCGGCGGCAACGCCTTGCCCCGGTTGGCGGCGCGGCGCAGAATTCCCATGCACGCTTTCGCGCTCAAAAAGTACCGCTGCGGCACGTCGCCAGTCACCAATATATCCGACAACGAACACACGGCGTCGACGCTGTGGGATGGCGCGCGGAAACCCGTCCACTCGGACGAATTGAGTGTCAAGCACGCGCCATGCAAGTCCGTATGCGCCCTGGTAGCCTTCGACAACGCCCGAAGATCGCCATCCTCCTGCGGGGACGGTGACGCGCTTTCCGGAGAGGAGTCCCAGAAGGCTTGCAAAGTCGCGTCCTCCTTTGCTTGAAAGGACGCCGAAGACGTTTTCCCAGACCAGCCATGTGGGCCGATATCGGCGAGCAATTGCGCCATAGACGAGCATGAGGTTGCCACGTTCGCCGTCCAATCCCGCTCTGAGGCCGGCGAGGCTGAAATCTTGGCAGGGGGTTCCGCCGACGAGAAGATCGATAGCTGCATCAGGCCATTCCCGGTATTTCGTCATGTCCCCGAGGTTGGGAACGTCGGGGTAGTGGTGGGCGAGCACGCGGGAAGCGAAGTCAGGGCCGCGACGGTAATTGTGCTCGGGGTCGAATTGGGCGAATGCCCACGGCTGCCAGCCAAGCGGACGCCATGCGACGCTCGCGGCCTCGATGCCACTGCACACGCTGAGATAGGTGAAAGGCCTCATTGCACGGCCTCGCACACATTCACACGCCCGGCGCGGCGCTGTGTGCTGCGCAGTTCAAGGAACGCTTCGGCGTCCATGCCGCCGCGCTCGTTGTTGCAGCGCCAGCAGGACAGGACGAGGTTCGACAGGACGTCGGCGCCGCCTTTGACCTTCGGGATAACGTGATCTTCTGTGGCGGCGTGCTTGGGGTGACGCTGCCCAGCCTTGACCTTGACGATGGAAACCCGGCGTTCACACCAGAAGCAAACGCCATGGTCACGTTCCATCAGGGCGCTGAGGCGCTGCCGTCGCTGGAACCGATCTAGGAAGCCTTGTGCAGCCCAAGCCGCAGGGGAACGAGGCGTCATGCGGATGCCTCCGCAGTGATCGCGGCAACCGCTGTAGCCTCGGATTTGATGATATCCGCCACTTTCTGGCGCATATCGGCGGGAATGCTGTACCCCTTACCCCAAATGGTATTGATCTCAACACCGAATGGGGTCAACTTCCGCCGCACCTTGCAAATCAGCACGTCGATGATTTTGACGTGTGGGATTTCGTCGGCGGAGAACACATGCGAATAGGCCGCTGTCAGCAGCTGTTCTTTTGTAGCCTGCTCGCGGCTCAACAAGGCCTTGAACAAGCGTTCTTCAAGTGCGGTCAGACGGAAGCGGGCGGGCAACCAGCCGGGCGGAACAAGGGCGGATTTCAGATAGTCCACCTCTGCCTTCAGCCTGTCGTTCTCTTCCCGCAGTCGGGCGAGTTCCTGCATGACATCACACCTTCGGTTTGAAGGCGGAACGGCTGGGGGAAGGATCGCCCATAAGGTCGGCGGTAACGTCCGCTCGCCGCGTTACGGGCGGCGCCGGAGTGCGCGGAGCCGGCTTGGGCACGGGCCAGAAGCCCACGGGTACGTCAATAAGTATGGCCCGCTGCAACAGATTCGCGTCGGGCTCGACGGCGATGCGGTCGCCAATGAAGGCGATGCCATCGGGCAGAGGGAAGCGCAGCAGAACAACTTTATCGCCGCCCACCACCCTCTTGCCGCGCGGGGCGTCGATTGTTTCGAACCTGCCGAGGTTATCGGCTTTGATGCGAATAGTTCTTGTGCCCTTGTTGTAGGCGATTGCGAAACGAGGGCCGTGCATCAGGATGTGCGCGACGTCAGGCGGCGCCGTATTCAACCGGAATGTCAGGCTGACGCGCCGCGCGCCGCTCTTGCCCATCGCAATTGTCGCCATGGTGCAGGGGTGTTTGGTCGGCTTGCCGCTCTCGGGCAGAATTTCTTGAAAGCCGTCGTCATTCTGGCTGGCCATTTAGAACAAATCTCCCGTCGTCGCCGCCTCGACGGGCGGCGCTTGTTTCGCGCGGTTTGCCAGGGCCTGGTCACGACGGGGCCAGTGCTCAAAGCACCACCAAACCCCGGCCTTTCCCTTCAGCAGGGCGACGCCTTCGCCATACGTTCCGTCTGCCTCGCAGCCCTCTGCGCAGCAGGGGTGGAGAAACACCGGGTGGGTGTTTCCCGGCACCATGGCGAGGCGTGGAAGTTTGGCGTTCATCGTTTGCGACTCTGTCAATGAATTTGCATTATGCAAACACTGAGCGCGCAGGCAAGCGGTTTGTCGCCGGCAGCGTTAACGACGTCCTACTTTTCCGCCATTACGTCTTTTGGTTTACCAAGTAGGTCATCATAAGAAAATGGGATGCCCAACCTATCCGCCAGATCGAATACTTTGGCATGATGCTTCATTGGAATTGTGCCTACTAAACCGTCAGCACGTCTTTCGGGGTTATTCCAGCATGAAACAGTAGATGGCGATACGCCTATGCCTTGGGCAAATGCTCGATAGTTCCCGTTAGTCAACTTTTTGACCACCATTTCCAATGGTTTTTTTTCTGCGGTGGATAAACTCATTGATCCGTTCCGTGTATAAGAGTTTGCGCGTGCATTTGCGGGCCTTTGCGGGCTATTGACAAAAAACGCAAACAGAGGGGTGTGAGAAATGAACCGAGTCGATAAAAGGTGGTTTCTGGATAGAATCGCCGACGTCGGCACGTCTCAGCGCAGAATCGGCGCTGCAATAGGCGTCGACCCCTCCACTATGTCGCTTCTGTTGGCGGGCAAACGTCGAATGACGGTGGAGGTAGCCCGAAACCTTGCTTTGCACCTGCAAACGAGCGTGGACGAGGTAATAGCCAGGGCAGGCATTCCGATTGAACCCGACAATGCCGAACGGTTGCCCATAATCGGCTATGTTGGCGGGGACGGTACCATAAGCTTGGACGCTGAGCCGAAGGGCAAAGTCCCGCCGCCACCCGCCATTGTCGGCGATGTATCCGCGCTCGTGATGCGGACGGCGCAAACCGAACTCGACTTCATGAACGGCTGGACCGCGTATATCGGGCCGGAAGAGCGCCGCGATTTCGACCGCCACATTGACCGGTTCGTGATTGCGAAAATGCCGAATGAGGCCCCTGTGCTGCGCGTTATTCGGCGCGGCGCTTCCCCCGACGTCTACACCCTCACTGGCAGCGGGACGTCGGAGCCAATGCACGACGTGCGCCTTGAATGGATCCGGCGCGTGCTTCTCTTCCGCCCGCTCTGATCCGCATTTCACGTCAACAACTCGCATCGAGCCGCGCCCATTAGCGTTAACACGCTATCGTCACATTTGGCACGCAAGTGCCCTTGACGACTCCCAAAACATATTTGCAATATACAAATACTGACTCGCTGACGCAAATTTGCGGTCGGTCGGTGGCGAGTCATTTTGGGGGGTCATTTATGCCTACGGCAGGACGGTTGCGGTATCCTTATACTAAATCAATTTGGATTACCGCCAAGACGGAAGAAGATTGGCACAAGCTGCGCGGTGACGACATCACGGCAACTGACGCTGCGGCACTCTTTGGAGTGTCGCCATATTCGACGCCTTTCGAATTATATCATCGCAAGGCGGGGACACTCGAAGTCAGCTTCGAGACCACGGAAAGAATGCTTTGGGGGCAGCGTTTGCAAAACGCAATTGCCGAGGGCATTTGCGCGGATCGCGGGTGGAAAATCATCAACCGCTCGCCGTGGTTGTATGTCCGCAGCCCGCACTTCGTCGGGATGGGGGCCAGCCCCGATTACATCATCCACAGCCCCGAGCGCGGGGTGGGCCTGCTGGAAATCAAGAACGTCGATTGGCGCATCGCCAAGGACGGTTGGTCGAAAGAAGAGGCCCCGGTCCACATCGAACTTCAAATTCAACACCAGCTTGAATGCTCGCAACTGTCATGGGGCGCTATCGGTGGCCTCATTGGCGGCAACGAAGCACAGGTGTTCGAACGCGAGCGTGACACGGAAGTCGGTGCCGAGATCGGGAACCGCGTCATGGACATGTTGCGTCGCGTTCGCGACAACGACCCGCCCGGCCCGAACTATCTGGACGATTTCGACGTCATCAAACGGATTTACCGCGATGCCATGCCGGGCAAGGTCATGGACCTGTCGGATCCGGCCCATTCGGTAATGGCGGCACACATCAAGGAATTGTGCGCTGCCGAGCGTGCGGCGGATGCCGCCATGAAGCTTGCCGAGGAAGACAAGAAGCGGGCGCAAGCCGAACTGATCGTCATCATGAACGACCACGAACGTGTGTCGGGCATGAAGGAGTTCCGGCTGTCTGCGGTCACGGTGCACACCCCCGAACAGACCGTCACGCGCCGGGCATCGTCCTATCGCCGTCTCACCATCACGCCGGTGAAAGAGAGCGCCAGCGCGTAAGCGCGCTGGACACCTGCAGCACGTCCAACACGGAGCCTACAATGTCTGAATCAACCGCACTCGCGGTCGCCGACTCGCGCCCGCACGCCTCTTCGCAACACGTGTCCGTCTGGCAGTCGCCGGCCTCCTTCGAAGCGGCCCAGCGGATGGCCAACGCCCTGGTGCATTCGTCGATGGCGCCGGTAAGCTATCGCGAAAACATGGGCGATGCCCTTATCGCCCTCGACATCGCCCAGCGCATCAACGCCAGCCCGCTTATGGTGATGCAGAACCTCAATATCATTGAGGGGCGGCCGTCCTGGGCATCGCAGTTCATCATTGCTGCCCTCAACGCCTGCGGCAAGTTCTCGCCAATCCGCTTCCGCATCGTCGACGAAGGCGAGAAGACCGTTTCCTATGAGCGCTGGACCGGCCCGAAGGGGGATCGGAAGAAGGAAACGATTTCTGCCAAGGTACGCAACAAGACCTGCATCGCCACGGCGGTCGAGAAGGCAACCGGCGAGGTCCTGGAAGGCCCCGAGGCTTCTATCGCCATGGCGGTGGCGGAAGGCTGGTATCACCGCAGCGGCTCCAAGTGGGTGACGATGCCAGATCTCATGCTGCGCTACCGCGCGGCTGCATTCTTCGGCCGGCTGTACGCGCCCGACCTGCTTATGGGCTTCCAGACTAACGACGAAGTGAGCGACTTGCAGGACGTCGAATATACGGTCGTGCAGGAAGCCCCAGCCCGGCAGCAGGCACAAACACAGGCCGCACCCGTCGAGGTTTCCAGCGGCCGGCAGCGCCGCCCGCGCGGCGTGCAGGCGGCTATGGAGAAGGACGACGCTGGGCAGGCCGCCCAAGCCAAGCAGGCGGCTGCTACGGCCCCTGCACAGGCCCGCACGGCTGCCCCGACCGCCCCGAAGGAAGAGGAAGCCCCGCCGGTCGACCACTATGATGGCCCCGAGGATGGGGACAACGGCGACTTTGACGGCAACTATGGCGACTCCGAAGACGGGGACACCATCTGATGGCAGCCGGCCCCGCTCCAACAGCGGCGCAGTTCCTGACGCCCGTCCAACTGTCCGAACGGTGGGGCGGGGCCGTCAGCGTGCGTACGCTTGAACGCTGGCGTTCCGAAAACAAAGGCCCGGCGTTCGTCAAACTCAACGGCACGGTGATCTATCGCATTGCCGTCATCGAGGCCTATGAGGCCGCAAACACGGGCGGTGGGGGGGCACGCAAATGATTTGCGGCGCCACCGTGGAAGGCGTCTACGCCGTCGCCGTCGCCGCGTTCATGGCCGGCGGCGCCGTGTCTCTCGTCTTCTGCCTGATCTTCTCTCACAGGAATTCACCCGATGGCCGACAAGATTCGGACAGCTGACGTGCGGGCGGCATTGCGGCGCCGCTATCCCGCTCCCGAGTACGCCACGCTCTTCGAAGTCGGCGACGCTACCGGTGCCAGACATACCCGCTTTGCCGACGCCATGGTCATGGGGCTATGGCCTAGCCGCGGGCTCGAACTGTGGGGCATGGAGATCAAGATCTCGCGCAAGGATTGGGCGAAGGAGCGCGCGCAGCCACAGAAGGCCGAAACCATCGCGGCATACTGCGACCGGTGGTGGTTGGTGACCGCCCCGAACGTGGTGCGGGACGAGGCAGAGATTCCGCTTGCGTGGGGCTGGCTGGAATTCAACGGCAGGGCCTTTGTCCGCCGCCGTGACGCCCAAAAAACGGAAACCGCGCCGATAGACCGGAAATTCCTGGCCGCCCTTCTGCGGCGCTCCGACGAGGCCACGGCGGCCATGGTAGAGGCGCGGGTCGCCGAGCGCACCAAAGACGTGCAGGAACGTGCTGCCAAGCAGCTGGAAGACAACGCCGCCGTCATTGAGACGGAGGTCCAGAACCGGACCCGTGCCTATCAAAAACTCAAGGAAGAGGTCGACGCGTTCGAAAAGGCGGCAGGTTTCAGGATCTCGCAAGGCTACGGCTGGGGCGGCAGTGGCGACGAAATGGGGCGCTTGGTCGGCGCTATCCGCACCCTCGGCATTGACAATGCATACGGAGGGCTGGCCACAACCGCGAAGCGGCTGGCTGATTTCGCCCATGGCATCAACAAACAGCTTGCCGCGCTGGGGCTTCCACCCCGAGCGGAGAAGGACGATTCCGCCAATGCTTAAAGTCTACACCGCGTCCAAACTGGTGCACGGGCCGAAATGGCGTCTGACTGGCCGCGACGAGCCGGGCATCTATTTTCATGCCCGGTGGCTGAAACATAACGCCATCGGGACGCCAGACATTCCCGAGGAAGCCGAAGATTTCTGGCTGCAAGATGAGCAGGACGTCCGCCAGGCGGATGCCGTGCTTGTCTATGCGGAGAAAGGGGAGCACCTGCGCGGGGCGCTCGTCGAGGCGGGCATGGCCTTGGCCTACGGGGTTCCCGTCTTCGTCGTCGGCGAACACGAAGACTATGGGACGTGGCAGGAGCACCCCGGCGTTCGGAAGGTGCCGGACATCAAAACGGCCCTCAAGGTCATTGCGGGCCTTCAGCCCAGCTACCGACGAATGCAACGGCTTCGGTAAGCCAGAATCACCAAGCGCCGCAGGAAACTGCGGCGTTTTTCATTTCAGGGCTGATTTTGCGCTGATTTGCACCACGCTTCACCGGTATGTATTACCTAGATATTACCTAGTTTTCCGGGGAAGGCACCTAAGTGCTTGATATTGCTGGCGCTCCCAAGGGGACTCGAACCCCTGTTTTCGCCGTGAGAGGGCGACGTCCTAGGCCACTAGACGATGGGAGCAGCGGCAAGGAGTGCGCCTATAGCGGCAAATCAGGACGGCGGCAAGCGGCAATCTGCGCAATCTGCCTGTTTATGGTTTGAATTCTTCGCATGGCAGGCATTCACGCCTGAAGCGTTCCGCAATTCGACAGAAACGGCCTGAATTGCAAAGGCGCGTCGAAACAAAGAGTTAGGGAATAATCACGTTTCCACTCAGCCCCATTTTGCTCTAGTACCCGCCTATGAATAGCATCGACAGCAACTCCGAAGAGACGTTTTTTGAGGCCACAGAAGCCGGCGAGCGCATCGACCGCTTCCTGGCGCGCCAATGCCAGGCGGCCGATAGCAGGCCCGATCTGCAGCCCTTGTCGCGCACGCGCATCAAGGCCCTGATCGAGGCCGGTCATGCCAGTATCGACGGCCGGGCGGTGCTCGATGCCGGCCAGATCCTCAAGCCGGGGCAGCGGGTGGCGCTTCGGGTCCCGGAACCCGAGCCTGCCGAACCGCAGGGCGAAGACATTCCCCTTGCCGTTGTGTATGAGGACGACGACCTCCTGGTCATCGACAAGCCGGTCGGCCTGGTGGTGCATCCGGCCGCTGGCCATGAAAGCGGCACGCTGGTGAATGCGCTCATCGCCCATTGCGGTGATTCGCTGTCAGGCGTGGGCGGTGTGAGACGGCCCGGCATCGTGCATCGCCTCGACAAGGACACGTCGGGCCTGCTGGTGGTTGCCAAGAACGACAGGGCCCATCAGGGCCTGGCGGCCCAGTTTGCCGATCACGGCCGCACGGGACCGCTGGAGCGGGCCTATCTCGCCTTCGTCTGGGGCGCCACGCGCCCGCACGGCACCATCGAGACCGGTATCGACCGCTCGACCCGCAATCGCGAGAAGATGGCCGTGGTGGCGCTCGGGCGCGGGCGGGAAGCCATTACCCATTATTCGCTGGTGGAAGCCCTGGGCAGTCAGGCCTCGGGCAACCATGGTGGCCAGCCGCTGGTCAGCCTGGTGGAATGCCGGCTGGAGACCGGCAGGACACACCAGATCCGCGTCCATATGGCCCATCTCGGCCATCCGCTGCTCGGCGATGCGGTCTATGGCAGCGGCTTCAAGACCAAGGCTGCCCTGCTGCCGGAGGTTCCACGCGCTGTGCTCGCCGGCCTTGGGCGGCAGGCGCTGCATGCCCGGCTGCTCGGTTTCGAGCATCCGGTCGATGGCAGGCATCTCGTGTTCGAAAGCCCGTTGCCTGCCGATCTCGCCGCCTTGGCCGAGGCCCTGCGCAGCGGTTAA